CCCGTCCTGTCCTGCCGGGCCGGTAGCTCCCATTGATCCGGTCGATCCGGTGGCACCGACCAACCCCCAGCCGTCCTCACCTTCGTCGCCTGGCATGCCGATGCCGGCCATGCCCCTTGGACCCGTTGGCCCCGTCGCTCCGTATATGCTTGTCCCATCCTCGCCGGCATCCCCTTCTGTCCCGGCAGGACCGGCGGAGCCTTGCGATCCGGCAGGACCAGTGGCACCGGTGGCTCCCGCGCTGCCCGCCGGTCCGGGCCAGCCGATGCCGTCCTCTCCATCAGTACCCTGCGGTCCGATGCGGCCGGTGGAGCCGGTCGATCCAGTCGGTCCTGCCGTGCCCGTTCCGGTAGCCCCCGTTGCTCCAGGCCACCCGACAGCATCCTCTCCGTCATCCCCGGCCGGTCCCATGTATCCGGTGGCGCCAGAAGCGCCCGTGGGTCCGACCAACCCGGTTGCACCGGTGGCACCAGGCCAGCCTGTGCCGTCTTCGCCATCCTCGCCATCGTATCCGGCGGCTCCGATGCTGCCGGCTAACCCAGTCTGTCCGGTGGCTCCGGTCGTGCCGATGTACCCGATACCATCCTCGCCGTCGTCGCCGGGCTGTCCCATCGCACCGGCCTGGCCCTGCGGACCTGCCAGGCCGGTCGCCCCTTGGTATCCGATCCCATCTTCACCGTCCTGTCCATCGCCGCCCGGTATGCCTTGGATTCCGACCTGTCCAGTCGCGCCCGTGGGTCCGGCCCAACCATAGCCATCCTCGCCATCTTCTCCAGCAGTGCCGGACAGGCCGGCAGGACCCTGTGGGCCAGTAGCACCAGTCTCCCCTGGGAATCCGACGCCGTCTTCGCCGTCCTGCCCATCGTCTCCGGGTATGCCAGCTGCGCCCCTCTGGCCGGTTGCCCCTACAGGTCCGGTAGCGCCCTGCCAACCGACGCCATCCTCACCGTCAAGACCGTCCCGGCCAGGTATGCCCTGCAATCCTTGCAGACCGGTCGCGCCGGTCGCTCCGGGCCATCCGACGCCATCCTCGCCGTCATCGCCGTTGATGCCGTTCGTGCCGGTCAATCCGGTGGCCCCGGTCGACCCCTGCCATCCTATCCCGTCCTCGCCCTGCTCTCCGTCTGTCCCCTGCATGCCGGTCGCTCCGGTGGAGCCGGTCGCGCCAGTGGCACCGGGCCAGCCGACAGCATCCTCACCGTCATCGCCCGGATATCCGACGCCTTGCACTCCCTGCGGCCCCGCCAAGCCAGTCGCGCCCGTGGCTCCCGGCCACCCGACAGCGTCTTCGCCGTCGTCGCCTGGGAACCCAGCGCCCGCGATGCCTTGAAGTCCCTGCGCCCCTGTCGGACCCGTGGCTCCTGGCCACCCGGCTCCATCTTCGCCGTCGTCTCCTGGGAACCCTACTCCCGGCAATCCCTGCGGTCCGCCGAAGCCCGTGGCTCCAGTCCCTCCGATGTAGCTGATGCCATCTTCACCGTCTTCCCCCGTCTCTCCGACTGCGCCCTGTGGTCCGTGCGGCCCGGTGGCCCCCATGCCGCCGGTCGACTCCGAACCCGTGACCACCGCGAACACCCAGTCGTAGAGGTCGCTGAAGAACGCCTTGCGCAGCAGCACTATCGAGCCGATGGTCAGCACCGCGTCGTTGGGGTCGAACATCGGGCAGACAGTCATCGTCCCTGACCTGCCGCCCGGCAGCGGCACGAACGCTGGTCTGGTGGACTGGATGTTTATAGTGTCGCCGGCGCCTGCCCCGGCCAGCGCTGACACGGTCACCGACGTGAGCGTGAAGAAGTCGTTGAGCGTGGTGTAGGTGCGCGTGCCGGCGCCGCTGACCAGGTTGACATCTTCCGACAGAGGTCCGCCCAGGCTGTCGGTGCCGACGTACGATATCGTGCCCGCCGTGATGGACATGTCCTCGTCCACCACCGTCGCCGCCATCGTCGAGCCGTTGGTGAACGAGGTGTTGACCAGCGTCAGAGGACCGTCGGCGATCACGACCACGTCGACCACCACCAACGATACCACCGTCTGCTCGGTCCAGCCATAGAACTGGTCGCCATCATATGAGTCGACGCTGGCCCAGAACGGTGGGTCGTATACGATGTCGTCGCGGCTCTGGATTATCGGGACGGCCACAGCGAACCCTCCACGAACGGGTCGGTCAGCCAGTCCAGTTGCTCACGCGGCCTGTCGGCGTTGAACCCGTCGCCCCATAGGGTAGACAGCATGTCGAAGTATTCCTCGTACATCGCTCCGACTCGCTCCAGCGAGTACAGCCGCCTGGCTCTGGTATTGATGATCATCCTATCCAACCTGTCGGCGTTCTTGAGCGCCCAGACGAACTGCTCCATAGTCCTGCATCGGTAGCCGCTGACCCCGTGCTCCACCGTCTCGGTGAACGCGCCCCAGTCGGTAGATATCACTGGCGTGCCGCACAGCTGGGCCTCGACTCCCACGCCACCGAACGGCTCCAGGTACTGCGTTGGGCAGATGAACGACTGCGCGTTGCCCATCAGGTCGGCTCGCTTCTTGGGGTCCGCGTATCCAACGAAGCCGACGTGCTTGGCGTTCAGCCGCATCCCATCAACCTGCAACACGCCGTCCTTCAGTATGTGCGCCTCGCCCTGCCCGGCGACGATCAGCTTGATTCCTGCTCTGCGTGTGGCCTCGACCGCCAGCGCCAGGCCCTTGCGCTGAATCAGCCTGCCAAGGAACAGGCAGTATGGATCGTTAGTGCGATTCCATGTAGGCATACCTGCTGGTATTCGAACAAATGGGAAGTCGTCTACGTCGAAATAGTTGGGTATCACCGCGTCGAACGTCCTGCCGTCGACCGTCGAGCCGTCCCGCCACTGGCAGTAGACCGCGTGCATGTGGGCGTAGCTCTCGTAGACGCAGTGCGGCGCGAACGTGCCGTAGTAGCCGACGCCGAACTCCACCGCCGTGGTCAACTTGGGACCGTAGTGCCTGCCCTGCCGGAAGTGGTCGGCTATCGGCTTCTGCGAGCCGGCGATCAGGCACAGGAAGTCCCCCTTCTTAAGCTCGCGCTCCATCACCTCGACCGTCCGCCGCTTCTGCACCTGCCAGTACTCGGCTTTGGAGTCCCAGTCGATGGGGTAGACGTTCTTGGTCTCGTCGACGTGCCCGAACCATCGTCGCTGCTCCTCGGCGGTGATCACGTCGAAGTGCTTGTTGGCTATTACCTCGCTGCCCTCGACGCCGTAGTGCAGCACCTCATGCCCGCGCTTGGACATCATCTTGCAGAACTTGAGCACCTTCTGCTGGTACGCGCAGGCACTGTGCTTCTTGGCGGTCGGTATGTGCGGCAATGCCACGACGTGCAACCTGTGCTTCATGCTACTTCTCCCATCGATATGCTTCCGTGGATCAGATAGTTGACGGCGGAGTCCACCGTGCTGAGACCTGTAAGGAAATCTCCAGATGGCAACGGTAAGCCTCCGTCATAGTCTATTGCCCACGTAGAGTTCGGTTGCACGTTCTGCCGCACTAATACTTGGGCGGAGCTGGTCTGGATGATGCAAATTGAAGCGGAGTTTGAGATGTTTATCAATTGTATGCTGTCTATCGTTATGCACTCTACTTTGTATGCAGCCTGTCCCTGCGCATTTACGCCGCCGAATATGGTACCGGGCGCAAGTATTCGTTGACCGAATGCCCTTAGCATGCCAGGACCAGCCCTGAAAGGCATCGATTCCATTTTCAAGACTCCTACGTGCCGATGCCTACCTCGCCGTTGATGATTATGTCAAGCGCGTTGTTGACGTTGGCCGATCCAGTTATGAAATCGGCAGTTGACAGTCGCAGGCCACCTGGGTAGTTGAGCGTTGTCAAGCCGTTTACAGGTACTAAATCAGTTTTGGCCAACTCTGTGCCGGCCAGGCTGCCGCCAGATGCCCCCAGATACAATGTGAAGGTACCGCCGGAGCCGCCGCGGTCTACTATAGTGATTTGGTTCACCAGTATGTTCGTGTTGCTCCAAGGAGACGCCGTGGAGTTTGTGCCACCAGTCGTTATACCCGGATTCAGTATGTTGGTAACGATCGTGGTCAGCAGCAGCGGGCCGGATCGAAACTTTACGTTTTGCATCGCTCACCTCACGTCGCGTACAACTTGTCGGTAGGCTTGACCACCGCCATTGAATCGATTACTTCCTTCTTGGTGATCAATTCGGCCGCGATCAGCTGGTCGACCACCTTTGTCACCCCCGCATCGATGCCGCTGGCGTAGTCGTGCAGAGCGATCAACCCGCCTGGTGCCAGGTGGCCCAGAGCGAAGTGGATGTCGCTGTTGACCGCATCGCCGGAGTGATCGCCGTCGACGAAGATGAAGTCGAAAAGCTGATCGGTCTGGTAATCGCAGCTCCTCGCCACGTGGAACTTGACCTTGTCGGGGTATCCGTGCTTCTTGATGTTTACCATGAACTTGGCCAACGTCGACTGCGGCGCGGTGGTCGCCTGCCCGTCGAACGGGTCCACACAATCGACCGACTCGGCTCTCGATGATATGTAGATGGTCGAGCGGCCGCAGTAGGAGCCGATCTCCAGCACCTTCTTGCCCTCCGCCAGCCTGGCCAGCGCGTGACCCTCGGCGCTGGTCAGCCACCCCTCCACGTCGGGATATTCTCCGATTGGCACCGTCGCCCCCCAGCTGACGTCCATCTCCTCGGAGCCCCACTTGCCCAGGTTCGGATACTCGGCCACTCCGTTGTGGTTGAGCTTGACCCTGCGCGTGCAGGCCACCTTGCCGCCCAGCATCTGTATCGCGCGGGAGAAGAACCAGTCCTCCGGTATCATCTCGAACGACCACTTGCCGTCCTTCACCACGCCGCGGTTGGCCGTGGTGAAGTGGCAGATCAGCTGCCCGTCGACGGACGCCTTGGCCCACGGCCGGTCCAGCCGGCAGACGAAGCATCCGGTGTTGAGCAGCAGCCGCCTGTCCGGGTACCCGCAGTCGGCGGCGGTGAACGTGAACGGCAAGCGCGAGGCTTCCTTCATCGTTATCCGCCGCTCGATCTTGTAGGGATCGTCGACATGGTCGATCGCCGTCGAGGTCCTGCCGTGGTGGCTTTTGATCGGCGACAGCGCGCTTACCATGTCCGCTCCGCTGCGGTCTAGCTCCTCAAGCAGGATGTCCAGCCACCCGTCCTGCGCCTCGATGTCGTCGTGCAGCATGGCGAAGTGGGTGGCCTGCGGGTCATTGAGCGCCGCGAAGTACGGCTCGTCGAACGCCTGCGGCAGGAAAGACGACCTCGACAGCACCCGGATGATCACCCCCGGCGTCCACAGAGGAGAACCGGGTCGGGCGATGCCGTTCCAGAACGATTTGTGGGCGCCGGGGCAGTTGCCTCCGTACGCCGGGAACGCCGCGTAAATCTTCATCTGCCATGCTCCTGTTTTTGGGCGACTGGTTGATTACGTGCCGACGCCGATCTCGCCGTTGATCACGATCGTCAGCGTGGTGTTGGCGTTTGCCAGCCCGGTCAGGAAGTCCGCGGTGCTCAGCCGCAGACCGCCGGGGTAGTTCAGCGTGTAGACGCCATTGGCCGCCACCGATACATTCTTGGCGATCTCGGTGCCGGCAGCAGAACCTCCCGTGGCGCCGATGAACAATTGGAACGTGCCGCCGCCGCCAGACTTGTCGCAAATCTCGATCTGGTTGATCAGGACGTACAGGTTGTTCCACGGAGAGGCGGTGCAGTTGACGCCGCCGGTCGTGGTACCTGGGTTCAGGATGTTGGTCGCCGTGTTGACCATCGCCAACGGGCCGGCGCGGAACTTGGTATTCTGCATATCACATCTCCTCCACAGAGATCGACAGGTTGTTGTCTTTCCTGACGACCATCGCCTCTAGGTCAACTTCCAAACCGCTTGGAAAGTTGTAAGTCGCAATCTGATTCGGCCTAAGGCAGTCCTCGCAGACCATCGGCTCGCCCTCAGGGTCGGAGCCGAAGTTGAGTGCGTACCAACCCCCTCGGTTGGTCGGATCGCTGATGGTAACTTTTTTGATGGTCGCCATAGGACCATTGTACCAAAACCTAATCGAGAATCTGAAACAAATCGGTCAGATCGGCATAGGGGTGCGGCGTCAGGAACGGCGGACTGAGCGAGCCGTCCGCGCCCCGCTTCGTCACCACCGGATACCACAGCGCGTTTCCCGACCATGGCATCAAGTTGTGCCCGCGGAACACCACCGTGTCAGGATCGCGGGGTGGGTCGAACAGGTCGAAGTGCAACACCACGTCGCACTGCTGCTGCGCTATCGCCTCGTTGTTGGAGAAGCTCGGTATCTGCATGAGGTACGGCGGCAACTGCAAGGGTCGCATCCTGATCTCAGCGAAGTCGTAGCGCAGCGTGCCCATTAAGCAGCCAAACAACCTGTTGGCCACTATCGAGTCGTTGGTGCCGCCGCCTATCGGCGAGTTCACCGCCATCGACAGTGGATACCCGACCGGGTAGACGTACCCGGTGATCGGGTTGGTAGCCGCGGTCTGCGAGTACATCAGGTTGAGCGCCTGCCCGTTTGGCGTCGAGTCCTGCGCCACCGCGAACAGGGCAGCCATCGGCACCTCGTACCACGTCCGCGTGACCTTCTGGTGCGTGATCGCCTGCCCCAGCGCCCCTGGGAATCCGCTGTTTACGCTCGGCGATGGATCATAGACGAACTGCGCGCCCTCCCTGGTCAGTATCTGCACGTTGGACGCCCACGCTATATCGACGTAGCGCAGCCACTCCTGCTGGTATCCGTTTTCGTCGAGTATATCTTCGTCGGACCGTATGTAGTACGGCGGGCGCCAGAACTGTATGTTGATCCTCGCCCTGTCGAAGTCCGCCCACGGACCGGTGTTCAGCGGCACCCCCGCGCCCACGCCGCCCTCGGTGGGAGCGAACGATTCGTTAGGGTCGTACTCGTTCTTCCTTGGCGGTCCCAGTCCTGACACCTCCGTGATGTTCTTCACCCACAGCTGGTTGAAGTACGGGTGCTGCCAAGGCAGCTTGCGCCGCAGCGTAGACACACCTATCGGCAGCGCCAGAGTCGACTGGTCCTTCCACGAGTAGCCCAGCAGTGACTGCACCGCGGTCTCCAAGTCCTCCCAGTTTATTTGCATCACTTCTGACCAGGCCACGCCGTCGTGTCCGAGCGACAGGTTGAACTTTCCCTCGAACGCCCAGGGGAACGACAACCCGGAGGTAGGCTGCACCTTCAATTCCAGCGGCATCGCCATTACTGGAGCCTCTCCCTGAGCCAGTTGAGAAGCGCGTTGCCCCCTGCGCCGCTGGCAATGCCAGCTCCGAACCCGGCCAGGGCCGGCGGCGGGCCGGGTATCGCGTTTCTGAACGCCTGCGTCAGACCGTCCAAGGTGAATTTATCGAGTATTTTCTGTATGTTTTGAAGTATCTCCAGCTGCTTGTTGGCTATGCTCGGTAACTCGGCATGCGTCGGCTCGCCCGGCGTGGTGGCTGCCGCCAATTGGAGCGATTGCTGGTATTGGTCTATGCTCTGGAAGCTGGCCTCGCGGGCGGCTGCCCCAGAGCCGCTCTTCGCTGCCTCTTTGTCTTTTGGTTTTATCAGCCCCAGCGACTCAAGGAACGACCGCAATTGCCTGGCGACGTAGCTCAGTGCGCCGGCCACGTTCTTGAGCATCGCTCCCACCACCTTCAGCGGGTTGACCATCTCCACCAGCGGCCCGACCATATCCTTCATCAGCCTGCCAACCTCGGACAGCAGGCCGCCGGCCGACTCCTTGAGGTCCGCGAAGATCGAGCCGAACTCCCCGAACGCCGACCTGATCGCAGCGAACCCCTCCTTGACCGGCGCCACCATGTAGCCGACCGCTCCGGTTATGATGTCCGACACGAAGCCGACCGCGCTGCCGACAGCGCCGAGGGCGTCCCCGATGTTCTTGAGCGTGCCGGTGAACAGCTCGCCGCTGCTGCTAACGCCCGTCAAACTCCCGACCACCTGCATGATGGTCTTGGGTATGATCAGCAGCACGCCGACCGCCTTGCTCAAGCCGTCCCAGAACTTCATAGCGCCCGCGATGTACGAGGCGACGTCGGTGATCATCCTGCCCATAGCTTCGAGCGACTTCGACAGTCCCTCGGTGCCGCCGACCATCCGGGTGACGATTGACACCACGGTGCCGAGCAAGGAGGCTACCGGCTTGAGCAGTTCCGACAGAGTCCTCAGGACGACCACCATCCCCTTGGCGGCATCCGGCACGTACTTGGCCAGCGCATCACCAACCAGCTTCACCATCTCCGTGAATTGCCCGCGAATCTGAGGCCCGACCGCTCCGAGCGCGTCGCGGATTATCTTGGAGGCATCGTCGAACGCCCCGCGCAGACCGCCCAGCGCCCCTTGCACGTCCCTGGTGCTGGGGATGATGTTGGCCAGCACGTCGCCGAACAGCCTGATGCCGTCCCGAACCATGTCCAGCACCGGTATGAACGCCTGGCCGATCACCGCCTGCACGTCGTCCAGCGCGTAGGACAGCAGCTTGATCTGGACCGGCGACGCCTTGCCCGCGAAGTTGGCCAGCGTCTCCAGCATCCCCTTGAGCGCTCCTGGCATCGCGCCAAGCTCGCGCACCACCGGACCCAGCAGGTCGCTGACGATCGGCATCCCCTCGATCGAGTCTGCCAGCTTGTCGAAGCCCTTGCTCGCCAAGTTCAGCCCGGCACCCACCGGCCCCAGCGGCCCCTGCAAGTCCGACAATGAGTCGTTGACTAGGTTGAGTCCGCCCGATATAACCTTGAACGGAATCTTGGCCAGCTGACCGCCGACCTTAGCGGCGGCTTGGGCGGCAAGCTCCGCGAGACCTATCGGTCCGCCAGCCGCCTCCATCGCCACGCCCGCGCCCGCTCCGATGCCTGCCTCCGCCCCGCCGGTCATCGCGGCTCCTGCGACCTCGCCGGCAGCCTGCGGGCCGATCTTGCTTGGCATCGCAGGTGGAACCCGCCCAGGAGCCTGGCCCGCAGGAGCACGGACTTTAGCAGCCTGGGCGGGTCGTGGTTCACCCGCGGTCACGTTCAGTCCGGCACCAGCTATGCCGCCAGCCACGGCACCCAACGCACCCTTGATCCCCTGTCCCTTGAGCGCTCCTAACGCGCCGGCTACCAGCTGCGGCAAGTCTACTCCTTTGAGCAACCCAGACATCACGGACTTGATGCCCGCGCCCAGGCCGCCTTTCTTGATCGATGTCAGCACTTCCTTGATGTCCAGCTTCGGGCGCTCGGCTCGCTGCTGCGGTTCGGGCTGCTTGTGCTTTGCCTCAACCGCTTCGCGCAGCTTGGCCTCCTGCTCCCTTATCGCCAGCAATTCCCGCTCCCTGCGGACCGTCTCCTCCATCGCGGCGGGGTCCAGCCTGGCCTGCGCCTCGGCGACCGCCCGCTGGTGGGCGACCTCGGACTCCTCCCGCGAGAACTCCAGCCGCTTCTTGACCACCTCCGGGTCCAGCAGCAACCGCTGGCGTTCCAATTCCGACCGCTGTTTGGCCAGCTCCTTGGTCACCTCCCTCATCACCTCGGCGCGAGCGTCCAGAGCTTCGGCAGGCTTGGCTTGAAGCTTGCGCTCGGCCTCAAGCGCGTCAGCGTACTTCTGGTGGGCCTCGGCCAGCAGGTTCTCCTGACGCACCCGCTCCTTGATCACGGCCGGGTCGCTCTGGTCTTCGGTCTGTTGGAGGTTGGTCACCGTGGTCCTGGTGATGTGCTCGACCGACTCGTCCCGCCGGCGCTTGATGCCCGCCTCTGACTGCCTGGCCGCGGCCTGCTCGATCCGCACGTCCCTTATCTGCCGCTCGATGTCCAGGCGCTTGACCTCGTGCCGCGGGTCGTCAAGCGCCCTCATCTCCAGCAGCTTGTCGCGCTCCTGCTGGAGGGCGTCCAGCATCTTTTCCTCTGCCGCCAGCCTCATGGCCCGCGGAGAGTTCTGCATGGAATGGGCCAGCTGTCCCTCGATCTCCGACTGCTCGCGCATCGCGTCGGCGATCTTGTCTTCGATCTCAAGACGCTTGCGGGTTGCGGCCTCGGCCATTGCCGGCGTGGCGCTGCCCTGGTTCTTGAGCGATTGGTTCGCCTTCTCGATGTCCTGCTGAACCTTCAGCTGGCTGAGCAGCTCGTCGGTTATCTTTTCAAGGTCCTGCCGGCGCTCGACCAGGTCCGGCAGTATGCCCAGATCGTCGAACGCCCGCTTGAGATCGGCGGTCGGCAGCTTGATCTTGGCCAGCGCATCTGCCATAGCCCGGCCGGTGGCGACGCCGGCCTCCTTGCCGGCGGAGACGGCGTCCCCGACGAACCTGGACAGCTTGCGCTCCAGCGCGCCCTGGTCCATGTCCGGCGTGAACACCACCCTCAGGTCGTCGTCGCTAGGTAGCGGCACTCTTCCCCCTCTTCATCCGGCCCCTCAGCCCGCCCTTGCCGTACAGCGGGTTGTCGTCGAGGAACTTCTGCCACAGCTTGTCGATGTCCGCCTCGGCCAGCCCCAGCTCGCGGTTGGCCCGGTAGGTCGCCTCCTTGAGGCTGATCTTCGGTCCCGTTATCACCCGCATCCCGTTGGCGTCGACCTCGACGCCCTCCGGCAAGTCGCGGTACCTGCGCTTGAGCCGTCCGTGTTGGTCCCTCGGGTAGAACAGTGCCATCCGGGTCCACGGAGTGTAACCGGCTATCTGCTCCGGCGTCTTGCCCGCGTACAGAAGCTCCGACACCTGCTCGCAGTAGGTCAGCGGACGGTTCTCGTCCTCTAGTTGAACGTCGCCATCGGCTGCGGACTGGCCGCTTGCGCCTCGGAGGCGGTTCTTCCAGGTTCTGAGCCGCTCCCGTTCTTCTGCGCCTTCTTTGCCTCCTGGACCAGCCTTGCCTTCTCCGCCTCCAGCTCGGCCGACCCGTCCTCGTTCGGCTGCTGCTGAGCTGGGGCCTTCGAGTTTCCCACGATGCCCAGCGCCCACAGGTACGCGGCGAGCGAGTCCTTGGAGTTGGCTATCCACGCGTCCCGCGCGGTCTCTTCGGTCACCGAGGCGTCGCACCGCCTGAGCAGCAGGTAGACCAGGTACAGGGCGCCCCAGGTCTTGCCGCGGGCCAGCCTGACGTGGTTGATCACGTTGGCCCCGTCGTCGTCCCAGTTGTACGCGCCCGCCGAGAAATCCGCCATGTACTGCGCCCGCATCGCGGACGCCTCGGCCGGGTCGGACTGCTCGATCTCAAGGTAGGCCGACCTGGCCTTGCGGCGCACCTCCTTCTCGAACTGAGCGGTGATCCGATCCTCCAGCGCCGACACCTTCCACTCGCGAGCCTTCAGCGGGTTGTTGCACCCCTCGCACGGCTCGCCGGCCAGCCCGTAGGATACCGCGCCGCCGTCGGGGTTCTGCTTCCAGCGGATGCGCTTGCACCGCGGGCACCACGCCGTGCCGATGGTGGTGCCCCCGAACCCCTCGGAGTTGTTCGGTGGGTTCGCGGCGTATTCGCCCAAGATTTCGCTTCTGCCGGGGTTGTTCATTTCAAAACGCTCCTGTAAACTGGTCAATTTCGATCCAGATTGGGGCGAGGCTGCGTCCGAACCGTTCGGGCGAGTAAAATCCCGAATCGCTGATGCGGACGCGGCAGAATCGATCCTGGGCGAAACAAACGGGCTAGGGATTTTTCCCTATGGTGTCTGGGCACAGGCCGCCCTCCTCGGTCGATATCACCTCGCCCCTGGCGTCGACCAGCCGAGGCCCTTGGAAGTGCTTGGAGCAGAAGTACCGCCTGCCGATCACGGCGCGGCGGTCGAACAGGTAGCGGCCCGACAGCAGCCTGCGGGCGCCCGTCACACTGCCCTCGCTGGGCGTCGCCTCGACCTCGTCGACCACCGACCACGTCGCGTCGGCGGAGCACCGCTCGCACCTGCGGAACTCAAATGGCCCGCACTGCTCGGCGGCGATCGGCCTGCCCATCTCCCTGCGCCTGCACGCCGGGCACAGCTCGTCGCCCCGCAGCGTCAGCGGGCTGGAGCACTTGGCGCACTTGGAGGCGCCCATGTTGATCTGCATCCTGTGGACCGGCTTGCCTGCCGGGACCAGCTTGAACCGCCCCTTGAGCATCACTGTCTGGAAGCCAATCTCGCCGCCTGGGCACACCTGCGTCAGCCGCTCGCCCCTGTCGTTGAACCGGTACGCCTCGGCTTGGCCGAGCTCCTCGTCGACCCACAAGACGCCGCGGATCGGGCGGCCTGTGTCCAGGTCCACCACCCGCGCCTTCACTCGCAGCTGTCCGGCGTAGATTCGCATTGCTATTCCTTATCGCTTCGCGTCATCTCGACCTTGACGATGATTCCATACCGTTGCTCGCATGGCGTTAGCACCACATCGACGGTTGTTTCGGTCACGGCACTAACGATGTCGGTGAGGTCCGCTTGCACACCGTTTATCGTCATGATGGCACGGAAATCGACGAGGAATGCTTGAGCTGGATACTTGCCGTCCATTAAGACTTTGATGGTCCAGAATTCCGAACCACCAAAGGCAATGTCTGAGACTCGGCCTTTGATCGATGGATGCATTTTCAATCTCCTGTTTGCCCTTTGAAAAAAGCCGCACCACCGCGCCATGTCGGCAGTGCGGCCGCGGAAACCTGCTCTCGCAGGAGATTGGATCACCTCCTTTCGAGAACCTTCTTCACGCACGCCTGAATGTCAGCGGAACCTACCGAATATCCTGAACCGGCCGCTGCCGCACGATCCTCCCGCGCATGCGTCGCCCGCCGACTGGTTTAGCATCATCGGCGCGGTTTGCTGCTGCGGGGGCAGAGTCGCCTGGAACGTCTGCGGGGCGCCCCACGCGGTCGGCGGTTGCGCGACCAGCGTCACCTGCCTGGCGTTGGCCAGCGCGTCGATCTTGGAGGATATCTCGGCCAGCTTGTCGTTGACTGACTTGATGTCATCCTTCTGCTGCGCGATGGCAGCGTTGACCGCTGCAAGGCCAGCCTCCAGGGACGCCTGGCTCTTGGCCAAGTTTTGCAATCGGAACGATATGTTGTCGGCGTCGTCCTGCCCGAAGGCAGACAGCGGCAGGGCGAACAGTGTCAACAATGCGATTACTTTCTTCATGGTACCTCCAGCACGGCCAGCTGCCCACCGTTTACCACCCGCAGCGCGGACGACTTCTTCTGCGGGACGAAGTTGCCTATGATCCGGTTCTGCTGCTCGATCCGGTCGAGCATGGTGCCCTGGTCCTTCCTGATGTCGGCGATGGCCTTCTCAAGCGCGTCGACCTGCTTCTTGAGCGGGTCGAACACCGCACCGGCGTCCTTGAGCTTGGCGTCGGCCTTGGGCGGAGCGATCTTCTCCTGCGCCGGTGCCTGCTCTGGCTTGACCTCGACCTTGACCGGTATCTGCTGAACAGGTGCCGGCGGGTTGATCGCCTTCTGGATCATTCCGCCGGCCGTGCCGATGATCGAGCAGACCAGTATGATGGTGGGCCAATACTGCTTGAGCGTCGGCCACATCTTGCCGGCCTGATCGACGAGGAAGTCCACTTGCTCCTGGGTAAGTGCGACCTTGGGAGCGTCGTGGTCGGTCTCAGGCACGCCGGCTGGCAGGCTGACGGTGTTCTCGACGTGGTGCACCGGGGGCGAGTCGGTGTCTGGTTGATCGTTGGTCGGTTGGTCCGGTACCTGTACCCATCCCATGTGTTGCTCCTGTGAAAGTGGAAGGTGATGTGCGGGCGGCCTTCGCCGGTCGGTCCGCCAAGACTCCGGCTCCGGACGCCCGCGGTGATAGTGACCGCTTCATGGCCCGGTGATGATCGCCATGATCTGCTGGATCAGGGCAACCAGCTTTGTCGGGTCCGCGCCCGAGGAGAACCAGCCGAACACCAGCATGGCGATCTGGATCAGTTTGAGGAAGTTGATCTTGCCGACCGGGCTGCCGTGGCTGCTGACATAGTCGGCCACGCCGATCTCGACGTTCTGCCTGACCATCGGCGGCACCGGCATGTTGAGGAACGCCAGGAAGTCATTGATGAGCTGCGGCAGCTTGCTCATGTCGACGTTCCAGCCCGTCCCGCCGCCAGCGACGAATGTGCCGTCGGTGTTGAAGGTGATGCTCGCGGGAAGCGCGGTCGGCCACGTGCCGGGCGCCGGAGGAACCGGAGGCGTGGGCGGGGTAGGAGGTGTCGGTGGAACCGGAGGGGTCAGTGGCGGCACTCCTACCGTAGTGGGGTTGCGTACCCAAGCCTCGACGCAGGTGGACATGATCCACTTGTGGTCGACGAATCCGATGGTGCTCCAGGTGTACAGCAGGTAGCCCGGCTGAGACGCCGACAGGGCACTGGGCAGCGGGACTCCGAGCTGCTGGTAGAGCCAACCGGCCGGTCCGTATCCGCATAGCGCGACGCAGTGGTCGGTGTTGGGGAAGTTGCCGTGACCCAGCGAGTACCAGCCCTGGTTGTTGCCGGCGCCCGACGGTAGCGCGTTGGCATCGATGGCAATCTTGACCGGACCTTGGCTGATGGCGGACTGCAGCACCGTCTCGTTGCTGTAATCGACACCGGAGTACTTGCCATCATTGTATTGTTGTGAGCCAACCACGAACCCGTCGTTCTGCATCATGTCCATTACTTGCGATAGGTCCGCGCCGTTCAGGACTCCATGCTTGCTGGCCCACGCCGTGACGGTGGCGGTCGGGATGAAGATTTCAGGCTGGTAGGTCGCCTTGGCGAACGCTTCCTCGGCCGTCACGCAGTCGCCGTACTGGTCGTTGCCCCACATGTCCAGCTTCTGCGGAATCCAGGCCCACTGTGGGGGCGGGGCCTTGATCACGGTGTGTGGGTGCGCCGCCAGCAGCTTGTGCCGCGGCGACTTGAGGGCGCCCCTCATGAGTTGGTTTGCCATTTTGTCGCTCCTGTTGGTTAGGTTAGTGGTTGTTGTCGCTGTCCTTGACCTCTTGATGGTCTGGGTTGTCCTGCTGGTTTACTACCTCCAGCGTCACCTTCGGCGTGTCCCGGTCTCGTTGCAACCGATCGATCACGCGATCGATGTTCTCGACCTTGAGCCCCATCGCTATGGCCAGCGCCTTGATCTCGTCCAGGTCGCGCTTGAACTTGTTGCCGGGATCAGAATCCCACGCGTCCAGCTTCTTGAGGCTGAGCGTCTGGTTCTCAAGGTGCTGAGTCTGCTTGACCTGCTCCTCGGTCTGGCGTTTGGACTCCTCGGTCTGCCGCCTCGATTCCTGAAGCAGTTCCGACACGTCCTCGACCATCTTCTTTGGCAGGGTCTCGCGCAGCATCCGCTCCCGCTCCGAGGCCGCCAGCAGCTTGGCCTCGCTCATCCGGTTGCGCTGCTGGCACTCCTCCTCGGCCAGCTCGACGCTCAGCAGCCGCTTGGACAGGCTCGCGATGTCCTTGTCGTTGACCCTCTTGACCAGATAGGTAGCGGCCGCGCTCAGCAATCCCGTTACGGCTGCTCCTATCGCTATCCATGCTCCGGCATCCATATGCGCCTCCGCGTGTGTCGATACGGGCGACTCGTCGGTATCGCGCGGAGAATCTCACACCGAGCCGGACGGGAAGGCGAAGATGCCCTGGTTCATGTACCCGCAGGTGAACGTCACCGCGTTGGCTCCGGAGCAGTCCGCCCCGGTCGAGCTGGTGCGGATACGCATGAAGGGGAACGACCAGGGCGTGATCGCGTCGATGATCGACGTGTAGAACTCGACACCCGTCAGGTCGTCGCGCGGGTACAGGCCCGGCGGCGTCGCGCCCGTCAGGTCTTCGGGGTTGAGGTGGGCGTCCCAGTTGCCGCCGAAGTCTCCCGCGCAGCCGATGAAGCCCAGGATGCCCTCGTTGTACGCCTGCTCGGTCGCCAGGTCGAAGTCCTCGAAGTTGTTGGTGACGATGTCGTCGCCCGTCACGTTGACCACCCAGCTGGTGTAGGCCAGCGCCGTGCCGCCGATCGAGATGCGGCTGCTCTTGGATGCTCTTTGATACGCGGAATCCACTGTTACCAGTGGCGCAGACTATACATTCACCTGACCGTGGCGGGGAGAAGCCGCTTCACTCTTCTAGGTCAGGGCCGGCGTGTTATGGCTTTCGCCATCCAAGGTTCTCACCCTTGAGTCGTTACGGGGATCGTCGGGCACTCGATCTTACCCACGGGATTGCCGCTGGTCGTACAGTACGGTTCCCCCGTTTTGAGCCGGTCGTCGTGCTGAGTCACCCCAACACCGGGCTGTCACTCAACCCGTTGCTAAAATTTCGGCCATGTAGTTACCCTCCACTTTTCTTGGCTGTTCGTTTAGCGGCTCCTGCCCGTAAGTTAGCGAGGGCTTCCGGTCCACGCCTCATACCACGCAATTTTGCGACCCTCTTGGCAACGGTCTCGGCTGATTGCTTCTTGCCAAGAGCCCTTTGCCGTAACATCTCTATCTGTTCTGGTGTCTTCTTCAGCTTGTTTTTGTGCTCCTCCGACAATTTCCGGCCCGTTAGTTTCTGCCTTATCGCCTCAATGTCAACTGGTCGCGCCGAACACGTCCACCTCGAAGGTGATCGCGTTGGTCCCGTCCAGGTTGATCAGCTTGATGTTCTCGTGAGTCGAGTCGATGGTCACGAAGCCTGCGGCGATCGGATCGGCGTATCCGGTGAACCCGCCGGTCGCGACCGTCCGCTGACCGACCTCGACGCTGGGTACCGTCGCGCCGGTGTAGCCTGCACCGCCCGCGATCAGCGTGACGGTGGTCGGCACTCCGGAGCCGTTGGTGACCACTCCCACCGTGCAGCCGGAGCCGCCGGCCTGCGTCGGGGAGACCAGGAACGAGCTGCTCTTGGGGTATCCGGTGCCGGCCGCGCCGATCGACACCGCGGACACCGCCCCGGCCGCGGTCAGGTCGAGCGTCAGGCCGGAGCCCGTGCTGCCGAAGATCGCCGCCGGAGTCGCCGGCCCGATGTTGGTGACCGCCCCTATCGACGTGGCGGTGGGCGGCGGGGATATGGTCGGGTCATCGGTGGCCGACAGGAGGCGGAACGCGCAGCCCTTGATCCTGGCCAACGTCACAGCGGTGCGGCCGATGATGTCGGTCATCCCGTTGAGGTTGACCGTCGCCGAGCCGCCCGCGACCACTCCCTGCTGGAAAGAGAAGAACTCGTCGCATCCTCCGCTCTGGGCGTTGGTCGCTTGAGTGCCCAGCGACTGCCTCTTGTTGATCGTGCCGGTGTTGGTGGTCGGCGAGTAGGCCACGCCCGTAAGAGCCACCTGCGCGTTCCAGCTGATCGACAGGCCCAGCGAGCCGGTCAGGGCGGACAGCCCGGTGAAACGCATCCTGCGAGCCTTGCGGCGGAACTTGCGCCACCGCCTGGGCTCGCGCTTCGGCGGAACCGCCGAGCAGTCCAGTTCGGCATGGTCCAGCAGCAGCAGTTCTCCCCTGCTATGTTCAACGATGTCGAGCATTGATGATTCTCCGCGTTGGTGTGTTGTTGTGTGGTGGTGGTGATGTTGACCGGTTCAGCTCTCCGGGTCGATCGTGGGTTCGTCCGCGTCGGTGGCAGATGTCGGCTGCGCCACTGGTAACTGCTCCTTCTTCTCCTCGCAGCAGTGGCAGCTGTGCATCGCCCTGGCGGTCGGATCGATCTTGACGCCTGGGTAGTGCAGCGTCGCGCCGGTGGTCGGATCGGAGATGTCCAGGTTGAGCGATCCGTCCTCGTTGACGGCGGTCACCACCGCGTCCCAGGGCTTGTGGCAGTGCAGCGGCACCAGCTTGGCCCGCTCGTTGGCGGCGTGGCTCGCCGGCTGCTTCTTGATGTGCTTGAGCTTGAGCAGCGCCTCGTCCTGGGTCAGTTGCTTGACGTTCTTGCCCTCCTTCCAGCCGAACACGAACGGGAAGCCGTCCTTGTTCATCTGGTGGGCGTGGATCGAATGCGGAACGTACTTCACCTTGTCGCCGACTTTCGATGGTGCCATGTCAGTCTCCCTATGATGATGTCGGCGCGTTGGTGTGCACCGAGCAGGTCCAGTAAGTGTCTCCGCGGTAGAGGAACTCCGACGTTGCGGTCCTAAGCTCGGCATCCTGCCAGCATCCATATGTGACCAGCGTCATCTGGATGATGTAGTTCGGGTTGCCGGGCGGCCCGCCTATGTTCACGTTGGTGTAGACCGCCACCTGCTTCTCAAACGCCTCCTCTATCCAGTTCATCACCTTCTCGGCGTCGGCCCTCGTGGTGGCCCACACCTTTACCATGATCGTCCCGTCGTCCTTGGCCGCGTCGGCGCCCAGCACGTGCTCCCGCGTGAACCCCGGCTCCTGCATCGCCAGCATCACCACCGGCCAGCTGCCCACCTGGTTGCTGGGGCCTACGGGGTGGCCGCTCTCGTCGAACCTGGGCACCTCGCCGTCCCACACGCTGAATGCGTCGGTCTCGGCGTTGGCCGCCAGTATCGGCGACAGGTAGTTGATCAGCCCGGCTATGGTCGGCGGTATCAATCACACGCTCCTCAGCCTGAAGTTCTTGCCGATGATCCGCACCAGGTCCTTGCGGTAGCGCCTAAGCGTCGGGACCACGAACTTGTGGTGGTCGCTCTCCAGCGCCTTGGGGTAGTTGAACCCCCTGGGGCTGCGGGCCTTTACGCCCACCACTGCGGTAGGCTGCAACTTGCCGAACAGCTTGCGTGGCTTATTGCCAGACCCTTGCACCCCTCCGCCCGGCTGGTGTATCGCGTAGGTGATGCTCTGCCGCAGCTTGCCGCTCAGCTTCCGGGGAGGTGCCCCGTGGATCGCTCGCACCTTGGCCCGGTAGCTGATGTCGCCCAACCGAGACACCGACCGTTTGCGAGGGGCCGGAACGCTTACCACTTCCTTCAGCCGGGCGGCGAAGAATATCGCCGCGGCCTTGGTGCCCTTTCCAGCGCTGCGCATCACCTGGTCAGCTATCCGGGCCGCTATCACCCTGATTTGCTGTCTGGGATCAGTCGGCATAGGGCGACTCCATCGGCACGTCCGACGCGTCGATCAGTTCGCAGTCGACCGACCACAGCTGTCCCCTGGCAACCGGCTGAGCCCTTCCCATCACGTTGTAGTGGTTGGTCAGCTCAAGCGTTTCGTCCGTCGCCACGATTCGGTCGTTCTTGGTGGTTCCTGGGTCGTCGGCGAAGTACAGCGTGGTTGACAGCGAGGCATTGTTCTGGCCGTACAGAATCTTGCTCATCACGCCCGCCTGCTGCTGCGAGCAGGGGACCTGGAAGGCGATCCGGGACCAGTTCTGCACGGTCCCCTGCGCGGCGTCCCTGGACACGCTGGTCGGCCGGTATATGTCAGCGACCGAGTCCATCATCGTTGTCCAAAGAGACATAGCAATCACCAAGAAATATCGCGATACCGGCTGAGCACGCTGCGGTTGTTGTCCAGGTCCAGGAACTCCGGGCTGGTCAACACGCTGTAGCTCCATGCTCCTAGATTGGCGCTGGATAGCTCGGAGCCCATCGGCATGTTGCGGACCATAGCCGCCACCAGCTTGGTCGCCACGTTCTGGACGTCGTAGGGCACCGTCGCGTAGCCTGAGCTGTAGCAGACCTTGATGTTGCGGTAGCCCCTGGGCCAGCACGGCAGCCGGTAGCTCGACAGCTTGTCGTTGCCTCCCCAGACCGAGGGGTAGCTGCCGATGAAACCCGCCGCCATGAACCCGCCGATCCTGCGCAGCGTGCCCGCGTAGCTCTTGCGCTGCTCCCTGTCGGTGTCCACCATGAAGTTGACGCCCTGTATCTGCAAGGTCTGCGGTCCGAACGGTCCCTGCCCGCTGGCGTATGGCGACACCCCAGATGGAGCCTGCGCGGCGTATGCCGTCGGGTCGAACCACACCGCCGGCTGGCTGACCGAGTTCAGCCCCATCTGCGAGCTCAGCGTGCCTGACCCGCCGACGCATCCCGTCAGCGAGGTCGGGGTGGTGCCGCTGTAGGTGAACGTCGTCCAGGTCGCTGCCCCTGTCTGCACCGCAGCGCACGGCTGCTGCCCGTCGCGGTTGGCCGGATCGAACATCGGGCCGCCGCTGTCGTCCAGCGTGGTCGCCACGTTCAGGTCCCAGCTGCTGCCGTCAGTCGGAATCTCGAAGCCGCTGGAGGCTGCCGCCACCGTCGTCGTGCCCGACCACACCGGAAACTGCCTGAGCACTATCTGCGGCATGTTGTTGCCGTCGTAGTACTCCGTCCGCGCTTGCAGCTCGATGTCCTGCCTGCACCAGCTCTTGATCGATAGGTCGGCGGACAGTACCAGCTGCTGTAGCCACTGGTTGGTCACCTTGGCGGATGACTTGACGCTCGGCACCAGCCGGCACAGTTCTATGGTTGTCAGCGGCATCGCCGGTCCTCACGCTGCCGCGGTTGACTTCGCGGCGGCCTGGTCGCGAGCGCGCTGGATCGACACTGCCTCGTGCATCGGGTGCGTCCAGGAAACCGGGTTGCAGACGACCTGCGTGATCTCCAGCGGGTCCGCTCCGTCCTTCTGCGGCAGCTGCGTCGTCTTCTTGGCGGTGCCGGTCTTGGGACCCTCGCCGGCCGGGTCCGACCAGAACGAGTTGCCAAGCTCGTCACGCCCCTGCTCGGTCCAGCCGGCCTCGTTGAGGTACTTGCGGGCTTCGTCGGCCGGCAACGGACGCCCCGCGCCTGGCCGGGTCATCGGCGGCACCTCAACCTGCATCTGGTTCGGTTTGTCTTTCGCCATGTCGTCACTCCTGATCTTCTGGGTAGTTGGGGCGACCCTGCTTCCACCACTCGCCGTCGGCCACGTCCGAGCGGTCGAGCTCGTTCAACCTGTGCCTGATCCTGCGCACGTCCGTCGCCAACCCCACCAGCGTCACCAGTATCAGCAGGAAGGACGTGGCGCACATCGCCAGCAGCAACAGCTCCATCTCATTGCTCCTTCTTGGGCTCCCACTGCGGGGCCGAGTCTTTGTCGTATTCGTACTCGCCCCACGTGGTGTCGTTGGTGAAGTCCGCTATCCCCTGGTGCCGCAGCCGCACCTTCTTGGTGATGAACGTCCGGGCGCCCAGCTGGGCGAGCTGCCGGGAAAAGAACCAGTCCTCGCTCTCCCTGCGGTTGACCCACTTGCCGGTGTCCTTGTCGCGGACGATGTCCGTGGGGAAGTCGAACCACGCGGTCAGCCGCCCTTGCGCATCGGTCTTGTAGAAGGGGTTGGCGTTGACGTTGTCGACCATCCTCGGCCGCAGGTCCGCGACGAAGCAGCCCGTGTTGTGCAGCAGCACCGCGTCGGCGTGCACCTTAGGGTCGGCGCCCCGCCAATCGAGCAGGCGCTTCAGGTCCTCGCAGCCGAACGTCGCGGGCAGCTTCTGTACCAGCTCCCGCACCGTCAGCCGGCGGAAGCTGCCCCAGCGGTTGCTCGGCGTTCCCAGTCCGCAGTTCATCACGCCCCGCAGGTCCTTCATCGCGCATGCGACCGACACCAGGTCGGCCTTCTTGTCCTCGCACTCGTCGACCAGGATGTCCAGCCAGCCCGCCTGCGGCTTGCAGTCGCTGTGCAGCATCACCGCGTGGCTGATCTCGCCGGCCTCGGCCCGGTTGAGCGCCCTGGCCCACATCGCGTTGAAGTCGTCCCAGCCGTTGCCGTTGTTGTCGAGGTCCACTCGGTGCAGCCCGATGCTGGCGTGGGCCACCGCCTCGGTGGTTCCCCAGCTGAAGGTGTGCCCTGGGCACATCAGCTGCACGGTGCGAGGAATGCTCCTGCGCTTCTGGAACACGATCGCGCTGTCGATCCGGTCGAGCAGCCTGAACTCCTGCGGCCTCGACAGCACGCGGTTGTCGAGCGCCTCAACCACCCCTGGGTCGGTCGTCGTGCAGTCGTGCATCATCACGAAGCCGCCGTCCGCCACCTTGGGCAGCCACACGTCCAGGTCTCGGCAGACCGCCTGAAAGCTGTGGTCGCCGTCGATGAACAGCACCGCTATGCCGTCGGGCACGTGCTGCGAGCCGCTAGCGCTGTCGTAGTGGACCATCTTGACCGCCCCGTTGACTCCTGCGGCGTCAAGGTTCCTGCGCAGCAGCTCCGGCCCGGTCCTCTCGACCTCGGGCGCCAGGTTGCCCAGGCTGGTCTTGCGGGCGTCGGCTATCTGGTAGAACGGGTCCACCGCGTATACCGAGTGGCCCTTGCCGGCCATGCTGCCCAAACCAAGCGCTGCCGTCGAGCGACCCTTCCACGAGCCGATCTCGACGATGTGCCCGGTCGACCGAACTGCCAGACCGTACAGCGCCTCGGCCTCCGACCTGGTCAACCAACCGTCGATGCCGGTCACCTTGTCCATTGCCTCGTCCCGCCTGACTTCGGCGGGAGTCTTCGTTGCCTCTGCCATATCAACGCTCCTGTGGCTTCCCCACGAGGGTCGCCAGTTGATGTAAAGGGCGATCGGTTGGTTTAGACGATGGTCTCCGGGTCGGTGTACCACTGCGTCGCGGACACCGCCGTGAACACCCGCTGGCCGAGGTTGGGCACGTTGTAGACCGCGTTGGCAGCCGCGCCGTTGATCTTGGACCCCACCTGCGGGAATATCTGCAAGGTGCTGCCCGACGTGGTGCTCTTGACCGTCACCTTTTCGCCGGCCACCGCAACCGGCAGCAACGCAGCCGCGGCATTGTTGGCCCCGGAGATGTAGCTAAACTGGCTTGGGTTGCCGGCCGACAGCGCCGTGGCGTTGCCGATCGCGGTGCCACCCGCGGCCACCGAGTACACCGGCTCGTAGGGAGCAGTGCCGGAGGTCTGGAGAACGCCGCTGCCGTCGAACACCGACACCGAGAAGTTCTGCACCGGCGGGGTGTTGCCCGGCCCGGCGCCCGTGCCGGTCAGGTCGTAGTCCACCGTGGTCGCGGTGGTGGTGTCGGCGAACAGCGAGTCGTTGGACTCCATCGGGATGCCGCTGATGACCGCGGACCCGCTCACCGGGATCGTGACTGAGCCCGGCAGCGTGCGGGCGGTGCCGCCGTTGCGCTTGACCTCCAGCGTGACCACCTGGGCCACCGAGGAGGAGGTGTTGCGAAGCCGCAGCGACCAGTAATCGGACTGCGTCGCGGTGGCGAGCGCCGTGGTCAGCGCGGTGGGCAGCTGCCCGTTGGCAATCAATAAGCTCATGCGTTGTTTCCCCTTATGCTCCTGGCCGTGGTTTGTTATTGGTTACTGAGCGACCACTTTGCTGGTCCAGGTCACGTCGTCCTCCTGGTTGCCCGGAGACTGCGAGGAGCAGTCGGCGATCAGGAACCCGTGGACCGGGGCGTCGTGGCTGGCGGTCTCGGCCACCAGTCCCTTGACCCAGCTCATGCCGGCTCCCAGCTGGTCGGCCCGCACCTCGATCGACACCGGCGTGTTGGCCGTGTTGACGCCGGTGAGCGCGGGGTTGGTCGTCGGGCAGTTGATCGCCGTGTAGGTGCCGTTCTGCGTGTTGGACTGGACGATGCTGGCGTTGATCAGCGAGGACGCGTTGATCGCGCCCAGCGAGCAGATCAGCCGGACCCGCCGCATGATGCTCATGTTGATCGCGCCGGTCGAGGCGTTGGCAGTGGCGCCGTTGTTGAGCGTCTGCGGCGGAAACTCCGCATACGCCTGACCCTCGGTCAGCTGTTCCGTGAAATCGCGAGGCATTGCACTGTCTCCTCTGTAGGGTTACGTGTTGTTGTCGGTTGGTTCGTTACACCCTGCGCTTCTTGGCCAGGCTGACTGCCGCGTCGAACGAGCGCACGGTGCCCTCGTCGACGTGGGCCACCTGCGATCCCTCCTTGCAGCGGAAGGACTTGGCACACTTCCACTTGCCGTCGGGCTGCTTGTCCCAGCCGGCCTCGGTGAGCTCGGCCTCGGTCATCGGTGGCGGGGCGGCCACGGGCTTGGCGGTGTTGGCAGCCTTCGGAGTCTGGGCTTGTGGTTTTTCGTCGGCCATGTCATGTCTCCCTAGTTGAGCACCACGATGCTGCTTACTTGCGAGCCGGCAGCGTCGGGCAAGGTAACGAAGTTGTCAAGAATCGGTTTGCCGTCCTGCCGCAGCCACACCCGGAACATCGCTTGGTTGCGCTGGAAGGCGCTGGTGTTTGTCGAGTACGGCGCATGCTCGGACACGTCGATCACCACCTGCATCCGGTCGCCGATCGCGTACAGCGACGGGTCGGTCAGGATCAGGTCGCCCTTGGTGCCGATAGCCGGCAGCTTGTCGGTGACGTACAGCGGCCGGTTGGCCAGGTATCCCACGCACTCATCGGCGTCGTCCCGCCGGTTGATGTTCGGTATGTAGCCGGTGATCCCTATGATGTCGGCCAGCGCCGTCACCGAGCAGCACCATATCGCGTTGGCCCAGCCCATCGGCAGCAGCATGGCCACCATCGCCTTGACGTCGGCCTGAGCGATATGGTTGGAGCCAGCCCTGTTTTGCAGCAGCGCGCACGGGGCGTTTAGCATGCCCAGCGGCAGGGAGTTGGCCGCGCCCGTGCCGTTGAAGAACGCGTACTCCGCGTACCACGCTCCCGCCTGTCCGAAGTTCTGTAGCAGCCGGTCATCGGCGCCAGGACCCATGTCCATCAGCAGTTGGTTGGAAGCGATCGCGTAGTACAGGTTGTCCCAGGCGTGCAGCGTCATTGAACGGAACTGCGGCTCGAACTCGTTGGCGCTGAGCAGCCCCATCTGGGCGCCCCAGGTCGACAGGATGCCGCCGAAGAACGGCACGGTGCCGGCGGCCTGCGCGGTGGTCGCGTCCAGCATCGGGCAGGTCATCTCCAGCGACGCCATCGGCTGCACGTGAGCCCTGCGATAGATGATCGACCGCTCAGCCAGTGGCTTGATGAACCGGGCGGTGTAGTCCATCGGCACCAGCCAACCGCCGGCGGCGCCCGACAGCTCGTCGTTGGCGGCAGACTTCTGTACGGAAGTGTGGACGCCACCCTGCCGCTCGATCGCGTCGGGGTTGCCGCGCGCGACCGCCCGCAGGAACCCGCCGAAGGACTTGCGTTCTTCGGTAAGTCCTGAACCGTTGCGGGTCGGTACCGTTCTGTCGATGACTGCCGCCATGTTGGGTGCCCGGTTTGTTGGTTATTTGTGTCGGCCTGCGGTATCGGCTCAGCCCGACTGCCAGCCGTTGGTTGTCAGTGCAGCACGACGAACGGGCTGATTTGCCACCCTTGGGCATCCTGAATCGGTTGCTGGAGCCAGGGCTTGCCGTCGCAGCGCGTGATAACCCTCCACATCAGCTGGTTGCTCTGGAACAGCACGTGCGGGCTGACGTCGATCTGCATGTCCATGCGGTTGCCGACCACGTACCGGCTGAAGTCCGACAGCATCACGTCGCCCGTGGTGCCCAGCGTCGGCAGGCACTCGGTTAAGTACACCGGCAGGCCGTTGAAGAACACCATCGGCAGCTTCATCGCGGCCGGCCCGACCTGCCCGTTGCCGAACGGGCTGACCCAGATCAGCTGGTTGCGGGTAGAGTTGTCCACCATCTGCGCCAGCTCCGGCAGCACGCTCTGGTGCATGATCCAGCAGGCGGTGTCCCAGCTCCTGATCTGCGCGTGCGCCATCATCGCGCAGGCGTCGGCGTACTTGAAGTGTCCGGGGGTCGTGCGGCCCTGGAGCAGCGTCGCGGGACTGTTGATGATGCCCAGCGGCATCGAGGCGCCGGCACCGAGGCCCTGGAGGAAGGCGTACTGCTTGTAAAAGCCGATGCCCCAGCCGAACAGCTGTGTCAGCAGCGCGTCCAGGCCGATGCCGTTGTCGGCGAGCAACTGGTTGGAGGAAACCGTCACGCCCACCAAGTCCCACGCGGTCCAAGTTGACTGGCGGAACTGCGGCTGCGTCTGGTTGTAGGTGACCGCCTCCGGCTGCCACTGGAACAGGATGCCGCCGCCGTAGGGCGTGGTGCCCCGGCTCTGCGCGGTCATGATGTCCAGCATCGGCAGGTCCATCGTCCTGCTGTTCATCGGAATCTGCTTGCACCGCTGCTCGACGAAGGCGTCCTCGCCCGCGATCGTCTGGAGCTCGGCCATGAACTGCGGCGGGATTGTGTAGCCGCCGGCCATGCCGCTGTTCTCGGCCAGCGCGGTCTTGCGGCGCTCGTTGAGCAGCACCTTCTTGGTCCGCGGGTCCCAGCCGGGGACGCCCTTCTCCTTGGCCTTGACCACCGGCGTGCAGCCGTATTGCGCCTCAAGCTTGTCAGCGTCGTAGTCGCTGGCCCAGTCCGGCAGGTTGCGGGCGTACGCCATCGCGTCCTTGTCGCCGGCCAGCGCGGCCATCTTGATGAAGCACGGACCCATGCCGCTGAGCCGCTTCTCCTTGCCCGCGGTCAGGTGGTTGACCGCCGCGGAAGCGTAGGCGCCGCCCAGGTTGGCGTACTTGTATTTGTCCACTTCCCACGGGCCGGGAGCCTCCTGCGCGAATCCGGTGAACAGGCCGCGGGGATCGACCCCCTTGGCGGGAGTGCGCTCCATCTCGTCCAGGCGCTTGGTCAGAGCCTTGGTCATCTCGACCGAGCCCATGATCAGTTTGGTTTCTTCGGCGGTCAGAGCCATCTGTCGTCTCCCCTTTGTCAAAAGAAAAACCCGCGTTGACCGGCACCGTGCGGTGCAGCCATTCGCGGGTTCTGCGGGAGTCGCCACCAGGCGGGCCGCCGATAGTCCGTGTTCGGGTGTGTTGTCTTCTACTTCGCTTCCACCTTGCTCTCTATCCACGTCCGCCTGACGCAGCCCTCGTTCATCACGGCCCGCCAGGCTATCTCGCCGGTCACCTTGTCGGCCCGGCGGTTGATCAGGTCGCGCAGCACGGTCTCCGCCAGCTTGCGCTCCTGCTCGGTCGCCATCTTCAGCAGTTGGTCCATCGCCATTACTTGTCGACCCCCGCCATCTGCCGCAGCTGGGCCATCCGGGCCGCCCACTGCCCGTCCTCGGCGAAGTCCGGCGCGAGGTTGATCTCGACCGTGATCTTGCCGCCCTTGGTCAGCAGTATCTTGTGCAGCAGCTGGTCGTCTCGGCAATCGACTGCGAACACCAGATGGCTCTCCAGCGAGGGTCCGTCCAGCTGCCCCGCATCTGCGAGCAGCGCATGCTCGATCGCTTGCAACACCGCCGCCAGCTTGGGCGACGGATCGGCCGCAGCAGAGACGGTCGGCACCTCACGGTGCTCGCTCCAAATCAGTCTTTTTAGCCACCGCGGCATGTTGCCTCGCTATCATCGCCCTGGCCAGCTGCGCCCCCACCGCTCTCGCAGTGCAGCTGGTCGCGTACCTGGCGGCGAAACCCACTTCTCGTTTTATTCCGACCCCCGTAAGACTGCCGGTCATCACGTCGGCGTATACCCGGCCCCACAGCACCTGCCAGCCTGGCAGCACCGGCACGCCTGGGTATCTGTCCGTCATCGCCGGCTCCCGTTGAGGCCGACACGCTTGACGGTAGTCTCAAGCTCCATCGCGGAGTCCCGCAGCATGTCGAACAGCGCCTTCTGCTCTTCGTTGGTCGATTCCTCGGCCTTCTGCTCGGTCTCGGCGCCGGCTTCTTCCTTCTCCTCCTCCGGCTCGTCCTCCTTGGTCTCCTCCGGGTTGCCCATGTCGTTGAGGGCCTTCTTCAACCGCTTGGCGTTGTAGGACAGCGCGTCCTTGTGGTGTTCGGGAACGTCGGGGGCGCCCTTGAGCGACTGCATGTGGTCCAGCGCCTTGCCCATCGCGGCCTCGTGCGTGCCGTCCTCCAGCCCCTTGGCCAGCGCGTCGCCGTGCATGTCCAGCGCGGACTTGTGGTGCTCCGGCATGTCGTGCGCCACGGCCATGCCTTTCATCGCCGCGGACACTGACTTGATCGTCTCGGCGTGCTCCTCCTTCAACTCGGCGGGGTTGCCCTCGTCGTGCAGGTCGCCCATCGCGCCCTTGCCGCTGTCCAGATTGCCGGGGTCGGAGACGGAGGACTTGCGGCGGAGTGATTTATATGCGGGGGATTTTCCAATCTTTTTGTCATCATGACCGTCTTCATATCCTGTGTTATAGTCTTGAAATTCCCTTGTACCATTTTTGTATGGATTATTATGAATTTTACCACCATATCCAGCAACATAACCTGCCTTGAAAGCAGTGTCCAATGCTTTCTGCGCATGCCTCGGCAGCACCAGCCACTTGCGGCCGTCGCTGCCCGACTTGACCACGCCGCCCGCCGCCAGCACCTTGGCCACCTTCGCGGCCGACGCCTTGCGCGTGCCCCAGCGGCCCTTTTCGTTCTGGTAGCGCTCCAGTATCTCTTCAGTCGACGGATCGGATTCCTCCGCCTCGTCGCCCAGCGCTCCCTGGTGCTCTGGCTCGGCTGCTTCCTCGGCCGCCCACTCCGGCGAACCGATCTCGGACTTGTCCTCCTCGCCCTCCAGATCAGCCTGCAGCGCGTCATCCTCTTCCATATCGACCTCGCCGCCCAGGTCCATGTCCACTTCGGGAATCTCCCCGCGATCGACCAGGTTGGCCTCGCCCACTTCCTCGTTGGTGGTGTCGCTCAACCCCTTGCCGACCTCCTCGATGTCCTTCTCGCTGTGCTCGCCGAACATCGCCTTCAGCGACTCGGCCCGCTCGCCCAGCGACGCCAGGTGCTCGGTCAGCGCCTTATGCGCCTTGTTCTCCGCGCCGGTCTGCGGGTCAAACGGAGTGATGTCCTTGAGCGCCTCGGTCAGGTAGTCGCGGTCGGACTTGGCGGACTGGTACAGGTGAGCCATCGCCACTTCGTGGGGCGCGACGTCCATCGGGGCCGGGTCGTCGCTTTGCACCTCGGCGCCATCGTCGACCGATTCCTTCTGCACTCTCGTCTTCATGTTCTTTCTCCCGGCCAGCAGCTCCTTCGCTCCGTCCACCCAGCCAGCGTCCCAGTCCTCGCGGTACTGCGGGCCGCGGCCCTCGTTGTCGTTCTTGTAGGGGTTGGTGCTGCGGGCGCGGCCATCCCACGCGGCGACGTAGCCTTGGTCGTATTGGGTGTCCATGTCCTTGCGGCGGTTGAACGACTTCTTCAACCACACTTGCAAGGTATCCTTTGTACCTATCTGCCGTGGGTTAGGCACGCTGGCCAGATACCCGCCTAGTTTGTAATCCTCACTGTCCTCCGGCTTATCATATAACCAGTCGACCAGCTGGTCGTACTCGCCGTCGGACATCGTCACCCGCTTGCCGGCCTTCAGGTCGAGCCACTTGCTGCCCAGTCCCGACTTCTGCGCGATGTACCCGCCCGACGCGCCGGAGGTCTCGCCAAGCGATTTTTCAACCTTTCCATCATTCACTTCCGCAATCGTTTCTCCATGCTCATTTTCAATACTCACGCCGAATGATGGTTGCAATTCTTCTTCCATCTTTATTGCAGCGACAATAGCTTGCTGTTCTGAGCCGTTTACCGTTTTAGTTCCTTTGGAGGAAACTAAACGGTAACGATTTTTTTGCACCAGTCCTTTTGCCTTCCCGCCGCTGCCGTCGTCCAGGCCGTTCAGCCAGTCCTTGCCCGCCGGAGTGTGCGGATCGTAGGGGCAGTCCCCACTGGACTTGCCACGCTTTCCCGCGGCGAACCCCTCGCGGTACTCCTTGCTGCCGTAGTCCTTCCGCAGCGCCTTCTCCCTTCCGGTACCGCCGCAAGCCGTGCATTCGATCATTTCGCCGTTGCCGCTCCTGACCCATCCACGACCTTTACAGCGTTTACAGGGGTCTACGCCAGCTTTCAGTACCTTCGTCACCCGCGCCATCGACCCCTTCGCCACCGCCCGGCCGTCGGCTCGGTGCGCGACGTGGATCGGTCCCTGCTTGGTGCGGTAGGTGGCGATGTATCCCTTGCCCACCCGTCGCAGCAGGCTCTTCTTGCCGCACGCCGCGCCGAACATGCCGCGCTGCGCCTCGGTCAGCGGCTGGCCGTTAGCCTCACCGTCGCGGAGGATTTGGCAGGCGTCCGAGGAGGTGATCTCTTCAGAGGGTTGCGCCTTGGTCATATCGATCTCCCCCTCGCCGCGGCCGTGGTCCATGTCGGCCTGGACGAGGGCCTTGTGCCGCTTCCACAGCGCTTTCGCCTTGCCGCACGGGCAGGCGTCGCCCTTGGAGCAGGCGGAGCAGCCGCAGGATTTGCGCGTAACTTCACGGCTCTTGATCTGCTGTTGTTTCGGCATCGGACACCACCCCGTGAAGCAGCCGCCGGATTCGTTGGTCGATTTGATCGCGCACGTGCCGCGGATGCACTTCTCCATCCGGTTGCTGATGTGGCCATGCTCCTTGTCCGCGATGTCCCGCCACTCGCACATCTTGTCGTGGCAGTCGCGGCACCAATCCTTCAGCTCGGCCGGCGCGGACTTGTACCACTTGGGTTGCACCGTGGCGAACGGGTTGCTGGGCACGCCGACCCAGCTGCCCTCGGTCTCGTCCCACCGGATGAAGTCGTATCCGCCAATGTCGCCTTGGTGCTGGTGCGCCTTGACCCGTTCCTTGCGCTGCGCCTCGATCGGCACGAACGCTACGGAGGTGGCGTTGACGAACCCGCGGTCAACCTTGCCCTTGAGGAAAGCGGCGTCCGGGTCCACCATGTCCCACCAGCACCACTGCTGCATCCGGTTCTCTTCCGGGAAGCAGCACAGCCGGCCGTCCGGCGACATCGCCTTGCCCACCGGTATCTGCCACTCCTGGTGCCCGAAGAACCACACCGGGTTCCTCTGGTAGTTCCCAAGGTAGGCGCCCATCGGGTGGACCGTGTCGCCGACCCGGTCCTCTTCAAGGCTGACCAGCGTAGCGACCGTGTACTGCTCCTTGCGGTCTTCGGCGCCCGTCACCCCGCTGCGGCCGTATCCCAGCACCGCCGAACCGTCTGGAGAGTCTTTGTAGATGTAGCAATAGTTCTCGACCAGCGACTTGGTCGACAGCGAGCCATCGCGCAGCGCCTTCTCGATCGCGCCGCGGCGGGAGGCCACGTCAGCTACGGATGGGTGTACCAGCAAAGCGGTCCCCTAGTTCTTGCCCCTGGTCAGCAGGTCGTTGACCTCGACCAGTATCTCGTCGCAGATCACCTTGTACGCCTGCCACTTGCGGTCCCACGCGGCCAGCTCGTCCTGGTTCTTGTCGTGGGCGCCTTGGTCGTAGCTGGCCGAGAACCCGGTGATGTTGCCCTTGTCGTCGAACCCGCTGGGCAGCACCGTCACCTGTCCGCGCAGCATGTCAGGCACCTGGGGCTGAGGGCTGCACGCGAACATGTACGCCTTGTGCAGCTCCAGCGGCTCCAGCGACCACACCGGCAATTGCCCGCCGGCAACCGTGCTGATGAACGCGGTGGGCGGCGCTTCTTGCCAGTTTCCCAGCGGATCAAGCTGTACGATGACCACGGACATCAGAGGAATTCTAATTTCGGAACACGGGATTTTCAATGCTGAAATTGAATTAATAATCGGGAAAACCACCCGCGAAGCTGTCCGCGGAACTACCCTATCGCGTTGATGTAGCGCACCTTGCGGTAACCGCCGTCCTCGAAGATCACCGTCTCCGGCAGGCCCATCCGCCTGATCTTCACGCGCACCGAGCTCATGAGGCAGCGCAGCGTGCCGACGCTCATCTGCGAGTCCAGCATCAGGCATAGGTCCTCGACCTCATGCACCTCGCCGTCCGCCATCGCATCCCACAGCTTCTGTTCGGCGGTGTTCAGTTTGTCTCGGTCCTCGAACTTGGCCATCATTTCGCCTCCGCCATGTAGACTCGCATCCCGCAGCTAACTGGTTGATTTGCGGCATCTGTGCCGGCAGTCGGGCAGCCGACGCACGGCCGCGGGCCGAAGCCTGGGTCTATCCTCGTCTGGCACTCCGACCTTCTGCACCGGACCACTCGACCGCACGACGGGCACCTGCCGACCATGACGTCGTCGGGGTCACCTTGCGGAGCAGAGTTCGTGGTATTCCTCAGCATGTCGATTCCTCAGTTTGTCCAGTGCGCAATGCTTGATCTGCCGCACGCGTTCCTTGGTCAGGTGCAGCGCGTCGCCCAGCTGCCGCAGGGTCTTGCCGTTCATGTAGTACCCGACCAGTATCCGCCGCTCGACAGAGCTTATCACGCGGGAATGTAGCACCATCTCGGTCGCCTCGTAGTTGACCTTGTGCTCCTCCCCAACCGTCAGCCAGTAGTCGGCCGGCTCGTTCTTGGCGATGTCGGTGTCGTAGCAGTCCACCATCGGCGCCAGCACCCTCTCAGCGGCCTCCACAGATACCATCAGCTTCTTGCGAAGCTTTTCGCCCGCCTGCTTCCTCTTGATCAACTTCCACAGGTAGTCCGGCACCCGCACCTGGTTGTCGTGCGACGAACGCTGCCTCCGCGCCTTCAGCATCTCCGTCGCGATAGCCTTGCTGGCGTAGGTGATGAATTTGACCGGCCTGCCGTCCTTGATGAAATCGCCCCTGTAGTTGTAGATCGCCGCTATGACAGCCAGATTGCCCTCGGACACCATGTCCAGCATCTCCTGCTGGCCGCACCTGTTCAGCCTGGTAGCTATCGACACCACCAGCGGTAGGAAGCTGACCATCACTCGGTTCCTGGCCGCGACGCCCTCGGCGGCCAGCTCGCTCAATTCGACGCACGGCCTGCCGCGCTCGCTCAGCTGCTTTTCTGCCGTCCTGCCAGCCTGCGCCTGCTCTATCAGCGGCACCAGCTGCTCCTGCGGAATCTGCTCCAGGTTGTTGAGCTCGCTCATGTACTCGCGCATTGGTGTCCCTCTCCGTTGCGTGGATTGGTTAGGTATACCCAAAATGCGGGCATATCCCACCGTTCTGCCTTTTACCCCAGTTACAGTTAGCGCACAGCACTTGAAACCCTTCAGGAAACTTATGCCTCTTTAGCCACAGGTATAAAGCACCGCTACCTATCTCCCTACGATGAACTGCGCCATCGTTTTCAACATGGTCTATCTGTAGAAACAAAACCTCCGTCTCGCCGCAGCAATTGCACCTATACCCACCATACGCGGCAAATACATCGTCCTTTAATTTCCTACCCCGTTTAATGTAATAGTCTTTGCATTGCTGGCAGTGCTTCGTTCCAGATACTATATCACTCGATCCACATTTCAGGCATTGTTTGTTTTGTAGTCGTTTCTTTCTACGTTCCTTGTGGCAATCCAAGCCTCTCTGCCGACATACCAGACACCTTTTCTTTCCCTCTGTCAATTCCCTACCACACTGAGGGCAGATTCCAGTACCAACCCTTCTCTTCTTCCTGGTATGGTAATACTTCTTTGATTTTTGTAAGCATGATTCGCATATATCCTTGCCGTTGCTACGATCATGCGCCGTACAGCATTTTGGACATTTTCCGGCTGCCACCCGCCTAGCATATCTACCAGAGTCTCTTTTCTTTTGTTTACCTAGACAAGCCCAGCATAATCCACCTTCCCTATCAACCGACTTTCCACAGTGCAAGCAATTCATTACCGGCGTCTCCCCCGGTTGTCTCAAGTGTAGCGGTGGAAGGCGGTGAGACTTACCGCTTTGTCGGGTGCCCCCTATCCACCACTATACAGTCAATCAATTTCCTCTTGAGTCGTGCAAAAGCAGAAAGGGATGAGCCGGAGGGTAAAGAATTACCGCATACGGCCCCCCTTTCTGATCTACGTGAAACGGTTCTCCGATGTTGACCGTCTTGCCATCCAGCGATAGGCATTGTTCGCACGCGTCCGCGCTGGCCAGCCAGCTGTGCCGCTTGACTCCCGCCTCTACTGCCGCCATCATCTGCCCTCCATGCACGGCGCGCGAGCCCTCGGTCGCCGCTATACGAAACGCTCGCATGGGGTCCGCGAAGATCATCCGCACCTTCTTGGCCAACAAAGCCACCGCGTCGCCCTGCGGCAAGCCCTCCCGCATCAGCCTGCGCAGGTCGTCCAGCGCATCGCCTAGCTCGCGTGTAGCCGTCTCGTTGGTCTCCCGGCAGAACGCATAGGCGGCTGCGTCGACCGCGTCCAGCACCTTAGGGTTGAACAGGTCGAACGAGAAGCCCAGGTCCTCTGTCTTGCGCTGGCCCGACGCCTTGCAGACCAGCCGCTTGCGGACCAGCGTGAGCATTGGAGCTGACCGCTGCTCCATCCTGGGGCCAAAAATCGACTCATTGCCCGGCTGGTGCCTGCGCATGCCGTCCATGCTCGGCGCGGGAACCCGCGGCATGTCCGCCTCGGCACGCTTGCCCAGCTTCGCCGCGATCCTGGCGGACGCCTGCACCATCCCCTGCTGCCACATCTCCAGCAGCAGCGGCTTGACGGCGTCGGCGGTCGCGCGCACCCAGCCCGACGTGTCCGGCGGCGGGTCGCCCGGCCGCACCTTTGACAGCACGTCCCGCGCCTGCTGCTGGTACAGCAGGTTGAGCAGTCGCATCAGCTTGGTCGGGTTGTTGCTCACCTATTGTTCTCATCACAGTAGACGATGTCGGGCTGCTCGGCGACTAACTGTGCTAGAGCCACGCCCTGCTCCTCGGTCAATGTGCTCTCATATGACACCGCGATGGTCGGCGTCTCGTTGACTTCAACGTGCAGCGATATCGCCCTCACCTGCTTGCCTTCCAAGCCGAGAATCTTGGCAATCTTTGCGCCCAAAGCGTTCGCAGTTCCGGTCCTGATTATGCTCGCCATAAAATTACTTACTCAAAAATATGCCGGCTTCCACCTTCTCCAGCGCGTCGTACCATGCATCATCTGGGTCGGGAAACGCCCGGCTCACCTGCACGTCGCGCACCCAGCTGCCCCTGATCACCGTCGCCTCGATGTACCAGCCATTGGGGCTGTGCACCAGCCGGGCCATACCATATCTGCGCTGCACAGCCATCGCGGCCTTCATCCAGCCCATGCTGTGCTTGGCTTGCAGGAACCTGGTTGTCATAAGCACCCGTCGGAGGAATCGAACCTCCTGTTCGGCCTAACTTGGATGTAGGCTTAACCGCCACGTTCGCGGATCGCAGCTTTTCGGCTCTGCTGCCAGCACGGGTAATTGCCGACCGCGACCCCAGCTAGAGCATCGCGGTCGGCCCTCGGTGGATCGACGCGATCCGCCGCTCCCAAGCACTATCGACAGCCACCCTGTCCACCGCGATGCGCGAAATGCCCGTTGAACGGGTGCAGCACTCGGTGGACCACCCTGCAGCCGAACCCGCCGCGGCTTCCGCCGCGACTGCAACCGGCCTCGATTCCCTGCACGGCCGCCAGCATCATCGCCAGGGCCAGCGCGAACATCACGAGAACCTTCATCACGCTTCTCCTTGTTGTTGCTTGGCGGCCATCTCCCTGGCATGTGCTCCGCAGATGCAACCCGCCATGATGTTGCACCGGCATTCCAGCATCGCGCAGCTAGGGTTTACCATGAACGTGGTGGCGTCGTCCAACGTCACCACCAGCGCTCCATACTCGTTGATCGAGGACACAGTTCCACGGCGACCAGCGAACTCGTTCACCCTGAGCTCGCCGTCGTCCTTGAGCACCACCCTGTCCCCGACCTTGAACGAGATCACGAAACAGCCTCCAGGTTGCCCGCTGCCGTCACCGGCTGCGCATTGCCGCCGGAGAACAGGCAGTCGGGGAACGTCACGTTGCCCTGATACGTCAGTCCGTCCGCGTAGCGCAGCGTTGCGAATGCGACTATCGCTTTGGCCACCACGCTCGGCAGGCTGACTATGAACACGTTGCCTGCCGCGTCCTGCCCTTGGCCAGTGCACGCGGCAACCGTGGCCACGTCCGGGAACCGCAGGAAGTGCATCTGTACCGGCGTCGGTGGGATGGTCACGGTGAACGTGGTACCGTCCTCGCAGGTCAGCATCATCGGCTCCTCCGCCGTCATCCGGTGGAGGAACCCGTCGCGCGATACAGACATCTTCGGGCAGTACAAGCTGACCTTCATCATCGCACCTCGATCGGCCACCTGTGGTCGATGTTGCCGGACTCGTCGAACGGCCGCCACGAGAACCGACCGTCGTCCCCCCACCGCACCCTGCGGTAGATGCGCCCAGGCACGTCGTGGATGGTCGCGGTGGTCGAGTGGCACGACGCGCACGACCGTTCCAATCCATTGTACCCGACCGGGAACTTGGTTTTGTCGCGGAATGGTATCGAAGTTTCCCAGTCGGAGTCGCCCTTGACCTGCTGGCGGACCTCGAACACCTGGCCATCGTTGTTGAGCAAGATGTCCAAGGCCCTGGTGCCTTCTGGGAAGCTCCACCGGATAAGCGGCGTCGGCGCGAACGCCCGCACGTCCACCGATTGCTTCCACACGACGATCTTCTTTCCCTGCGGCACCTCGATCCTCTTCACGCTCTTGAAGGAGTGGCCCAGCATGCCGCCCGACACCGTCATCTCCGGGTGCTCGTCGTGCAGCGTATCGACCTGCATGTAGGGGATCGAGTTCATGGTGAATAGGTTCTGGTAGCGCGGAGCCAGTTGGTAGAACCACCCTCGGCCCAGCTTGACCTCCTTGGGCAGCAGCTTGGCCAAACGCTCCTGCTCAGCTTGCGGCAGCCACGGACCCGCGGCGTCGGCGCTACCGTCAGCAGTTGGTCGGCCGGGTGAGCCATCGAAAGGGGGTTGGACCAACGCCTCCCTCCCTTCCTGTATCGCTATGTGCACGTTTTCAGGCGTCGGTTCCTTGACTTTGAGCGCGCTGAACCACCCTCGGCCGTCGGGAGTCAGCACGATCACGCGGGCCGGACCCTCAAGCATCACCTCCATCGACAGCGCGCCGGTGACCGGCTTTATCTTCTGGTTGACGAACACCACCAGCGGCGTGTTGGCCTTCAGCGACTTGAGCACGGTCGGGTTCTTCTGCGGCAGGCTCAACTGCTGCTCCTGGCCGATGGCGACTGCCACCAGCGCCAACACCGCTGCGCACGAACATAGCTTCCACATCATCTCACCAACCCTCCAAATGGTTGCGGGCGAGGTCCATCGAAACACTACTCCGGTTGTTTCACTTCCTGACTTCTTTGGGTATGCTCGGCCCGCCGTGGCAGGCGGCGCACAGCAGCTTGCCGCTGTTGTTGCGGATCAGCACGCCGCGCCTGCCGCAGTTCTGGCACTTGCCGTAGGTCGAGGCCATATCACAACTCCATCAATTCCATTATAGCGACCAGCAGGGCCGAGGTCCGGTTGCGCCGGGTTATGTCCTCGTCCCTGTAAAAAGGGGCGTAGAACCGCTCGCTGCCGGAGCTAGGGCCGTAGAGGACGCGGTTGGCATCGGGGGTCGAAGGCGGCACGATGTAGCCGCCTGACGCGCCGGAAGACTCCTTCAGGCTGGGCTGGACGATGACCGGCTGGGATGGTGGCGGAATCACGCCGGCGGCATATCCCTGCGTCACCAGCTCGTCGCTCAGTAGTCCTTGAACAATGACGAACATCAGGAGGCCGCCTTGTATCCCTGGGTGATGACGAAGCTGTAGACGACCGGGCCACCGGCGTACCCCTGGGAGAGCAATCTGGGCGACAACAGTCCCTGCACCACGATGCACATGTTAGGTCCTCGAAGTCGGCGCCGTTGCGCTGTCCAGCGTGAACGTCCTGACCACCGTCGTGCCGTTGGCGGCGTACAGGGTCAGCGTGGTTCCCACCAACGTCCACTTGCCGAACCCCTGTGCGCGGGCGGCGTTGAGCGCGTCGCCCACCGTCTGCGCGGTGTTGCTGGTCGGCACCGCCTGGGTCATGTCTTGCTGCATCACGTCGCCCGGCACCGCGAACCCGGTCGCGGTCACCCAGTGGATCGCGCCGTAGGACTCGATGCTGGTGACGGCGCCCGACACGTCCGATGCCGCCGCAAGCGTGCTGCCCGGATCGTGACCCGCGAGCGTGCCCAGGTTGGTCGCCAGCGAGTTGGTCCATTGCGCGGTGCTCAGCGCCGTGGCTGCCGGTGCCCGACCGCTGATGGTGTCGTCTATGTCCGTCGCGAGCAGTAGCCCTATGCTCCCCGCCACGTTGAAGTCTCCGCCGGCCAGTAGGTCCTGCCACACGGCCGCGGCGTTCTCCGCTGCGGTCGGGGCGGTGGCACCTGGGATGGAATCGAACGGCAGTACCGCGAACGTGGTGGTGTTGTCTGGAACCACGGACCACGCCGCCACCGTGGCCACCTTGGTCGTGCCGTCGTAAGCAGTGCAGAACCGTGCCTGTCCGGCACCCGTGCCGCCCGTCAGGTAGATGATGTCGTTGGCGTAGTATCCGTCAGCGGAGCTCGCCGAGGCATCCAGCGTGATTGACGTCGCTCCGCCTGCCTGCGCCGTGTCGCTGCGGACGGTCTGCAACCCCGTGTCTGGGTCGAACGACGCCCGCGTGATGCCGCCGGCCGCTATACTTCCAACGGTGGTGATCGTGCCAGCCGTGATGTTGGTGGGCGTCGCCAGGCCCGCCTGTATCGCGGCGACGGCCGTGGCGTTGGGTGCGTTGACCAGGTCCATCTGGTCGCCCGGAACCGCGAAGCCAACAGCAGTGCTCCAAGTCGAATCTCCGTGACTCGCCAGACCGTCCAAAGTTGTTATCGTTCCGGACGCCTGCACCGGGCTTCCGACGGCGGCCAAAACCAAGGTCTCATCCGCGATGTCGTTGACAGGTAGCTTGTTGTAGATGCTGGTCAAGTGCATTTGGTCCGTCACGGTGAACACAGCCGTGGCGAAGTCAACCGTCTGTGCATACGCAGACAGGGTATAGGTGACGGTCGTTATGGTCGCCGAACCGTCGAACCTGATCTGCTCCAGCGTCGGCGTCGACCCCGGCGTGTAGGTCCAGCGATACACGCCCGTGGCCGGGTTGGTCGCGGCAGACAAATTGGCGGACAAGTCGCCGCTGACCATGCCGGTGGCTGTGAGCGTCGGCGTGGTGTCGGCATTGACCGCGCTGCCGGTCAGCGCATCATATGTACGCATCTCGACCGTGTACGTCTCATCTGGTTCGTATTGTCCGACAGTGGTCAAGAGTAGGTGCTTGCTGGCAGATTGGTTGATGGCAGCGATGTCGGCGTGAGAGGCAACCGCACCACCGACGTTGAGATTGTCGATGTATCCCGCCCGCGCACTCGTCCACTGCGCCGTGCTGAGAGCTGTTGCGGCGAGCGCCCAGTCGCCTTTGCCGTTCAGCGCGCTCGCCGCGATGCCGGCGGCCGTCAGCCAGTTGTTGGGAATGCTCGGCAGGTTGGTCAGGTTGGTGGTCGTCGTGATGGTTCCGGCTGTGATGTTCGTGGTACTGGCGATGGTGGCGTTGGGGAAAGTTATCGTGCCCGATGCTGACACCGTCTGCCCGTTGAGCTGCTCCGCATCACCCTTGACTAGAGCCGACGCCCCGGTGCCGCTGAAGTTGATAGGCTGCGTTGTGCCCATGTTGGCGCCCACCGTGGTGACGCTGGTGGTGGCCACACCGTTGATCTTCGCCGCGTCAGCCTGCCCCACGCCGCCCGACACGCTCAGCTGCGCCATACCTGTGCCTGCCGTGATCAATGCACCGGCTGTCGGGTTGGTGGTGCCCTTCAACCCTTGCAGCGCGAAGTTCACGTCGTAGGGGTTGACCGTCCGCAGCGGTATCGTCACGTCGCAGTTGCTCATGCCAGAGACGCCGCTGATCGATATCAGCAGGCTCTTGGCGCTGGACACCGCGAAGCGCGCGTCGGCGATCTGTATCTCGTAGATGCCGGGATGGTTGGTGTTGTCCACCAGCTTGAACCGACACTTGGTCGCAGTCGGCGCGGCGTAGGTGCCCAGCGTCGTGATGGTCTCGATGGTCGAGCCGGCCTGGGTGTAGGTAGTCGGCGTCGCCTCGTCGTCGGCGATCGTCGAGATGATCAGGCCGGTGCTTGCGCTGGTCAGCGCCGTTATCCCATTACCTGGGTTGGCTCCGGTGGTGTCCTGCCGCAGCTTGACCCGCAGGATAATTGACGTCTGTCCGAGCGTGTAGTCGATCAGCATTATAAGCTCCCCATGCCCATAGATGACATTCCGCCAGTTGAATCATTGTCGAGATACGGCCATACCTGTGCAGTGATGGCAGCTGAACCGCCAAAACGTACACTTTTTCCTGTTCCTGTTGGCAACGTCCCAGGATTTGAGTATTTGCTCCCAAACCCACTGCTCCAGGGATAGGCTGTCACGTAGGGAGAACCCGCATGACCTACTGAAATATCAGTCCCAGCCATTGAAAACGATACGCCGTAACCTGATCCAGATGGTAACGTGCCTGGGTTAGAATACTTGGTTCCGAATCCACTTGACCACGGATATGCTGTGATATTAGGCGAGTTATTGTGAGCCAGAGCGATATCGTTGCCCGATGGTGAAAATGATACATCCTTGCCTGCAAATCCTGATGGCAATGTTCCAGGATTGGTGTATTTTGTTCCAAATCCACTGCTCCAGTGATACGCTGTTATGTACGGAGAGTTGGAATGTCCAATCGCCACATCATTGCCCGAAGGAGCAAATGCAATGGCTCCTCCGGTTCCAGGTAAGCCTGATACCGGATTAGCGTACTTGGAGCCGAAACCGCTGCTCCAGGGATACGCTGTCACGTATGGAGATGAATTATGTGCTACCCCTATGGCATTGCTTGACGGGGTAAAACTAACTTTGTTCCCTTGCCCTGCCGGAAGAGTACCTGGATTGGAGTATTTGCTGCCAAAGCCTGCGCTCCAAGGATACGCCGTGACAAATGGACTGGTACCATGTGATACCGCGATATCCGATCCAGCAGGCGTAAATGATATTCCAAACGCGTTTCCTGCTGGAAGCGTCCCTGGGTTGGAGTACTTTGTTCCGAAACCACCGCTCCAGGGATACGCCGTGACAAATGGAGTGATTATATGCGCTACAGCTAAACTCGTCGCTGATAGAGAAAACCCGACACCGCCACCGGCATTGGACGGCAGTGTCCCTGGGTTAGAATATTTGGAGCCGAAACCGCTGCTCCAGGGATACGCTGTCACGTATGGAGATGAATTATGCCCCACGACTATGTAACTCGACATAAAATCGCCTACTTCTGTTGAGAAATACGGGTTACAGCAGCCGCTCGCCTCGGACCTTGCGGCAGCTGCTTGCACAGCCCGCGGTAAACCATCTCGACCATCATCGCCGCCGTCCTGTTGGTGATCAGGTCATGGGTTATCTTGTCGCGCATCTGGAGCTTGGCAGCGACCAGGTAGTCCTCCGGCATGTCCTTCAGAGCCGCTGCCAGCTTCTCCCGGTCCAGGCCGCGGCAGTGGCGGATGTTCTCCGGCCACTCCTTGGGCACCGACGGGTCGGCCTCCAGCTCCGCCAGCAGCGACTCGTAGTTGAGCCGGTTCAGCTCGTAGTGGTGGTGCTCCTTCTCGCGCTCCACGATGGCGCGCGCCACCACATCGTCCTGGTAATCCTGCGTAACATGATCGTACTTCACTGTCAGTCCTCCCTATAAGCGAGGCAGGTACCTGCGCTGCGCCAGTTGTTGGATGAACGAAAACTGCCTGTCGAGGTGCTCCGACAAGTCGTCCGGAAGCACGCCGACCCACGACTCGCCTATGTCCGGTTCGACAACTTTGCGGACCTCGTGCAGCCCCATCCCGTAGACCGTGTCGTCTTCCTTGACCATCTGCACCACGTTGTTTGGGTCGCACGTGAACGATTCGACGCCGCACTCCTCGCACACCCGCTTGACCGTCTCGATCGGTCGGTGGGTCAGCTCGTGGTACGGCACGATAACCAGCCTGTCCTGCAGCCCGCGCTCGAAGGCGTCTTGCAGGCAGTTGACCACGTACCCTATCGTATGGTCGATGCTGCACAGCCGCTCCGCCCTGCCGCGGACGGTAAGCGTGCGGTAGACGTCGTTGCCCGACAGCGGGTGGTCGGTTACGAACGACTTGCGGTATAACTTCTCGAACGACGCCACCACGTCCCTGATGTCCCGAATCGGAACTATCACCTTTATCTTGCGTCCCAGCACCGCCTCCAGCAGCTCGATCTTGGACAGGTGGCCGCGGCTTTTGTCGAATACATGCTTGCCCAGCGACAGTTCGCGTGCGTAGAACCCCTCAACCATCCCGTGCATCGACGCCACCACGCGCGGCTCGATCTGCTTCAAGCCTTGGGCGATGAACGTCGGGCGCTGCATCCACACGTCACGCACCGTGCACAGCAGGTCCAGCAGCCCGTCGTTGGTCGGCGTGCAGTGGTGTCGCGGGCACTGCGCAAGCAGGTTCTGCAGCAGCGTGCTGCCCGACCTCGGCATGCCGGATGAGAAGAATATCGTCACGCTATCTCCTTAAACCCGCTCCACCTCGGACACCTTGCCATCGTCCGAGTGCCTGACCACCAGTCGCGTGGGCCTCTCCATCTTCTCCATCCGCTTGACCAGCCCCGCCAGCGTCGCGATCATCTCCCTATTGGACCGCTCGATCGCACCCATCGTATCGGCGTTGGCCTTGACGAAGGACTTGACCAGCTGCTCGATCGACTCCGACAGCGCGATCCCTTGGCTTTCGATCGCGTCGACCACGCCTGAGAAATCCACCACGGCGTCTGCCGGCTTGACCGTCACCTCGTTGACCGGCTGCATCACCGCAATCGATGCGCTCAGTTGCTTGATCGCCTCCAGCACCACCCCCTGGTCCACCGCTACGCGCTCGTTGTGGAGCAGTACGTCGGCCAATCCCTTCTCGATACCGTCGGCTAAGCTCTGCTGGTCCACCACCGGCCGGTCGGCCTGGTATTCAAGTGCGTTCAGGCGCTTGACCAATGGCTGGAGCACCCGCTCCTTGATCGAGTCCACCAGCGCCTTGACCTTGACGCCGTCGCTGACGGTAATCGCGCTCATAGCACCCCCTCCAGCATCTTGTCGATCTCCTGGCGACAAGCCGCGTACTCGTCTTGCTCCTTCAGCCGCGGCCGCAGTCGCTTGCCCGCCAGCGCCCCGTGCACGCCCCTGATCGTCTCGGCGACTGCAACCACGGCCGCGATGTTGCCCGGTATCGGCATCGTCGCCAGCATGCCCACGGCCATCGCCAGCGCTCCCTTGCGCCCGTAGCGGCTCTCAAGCGACAGCCACTTGTCGGCAAGCCACCTGCCGGCCTGCTGGACCGACAGCGCCTTGGCCCGCATCTCTCTGGTGGCCGGGTAGACGCGGTCCCGCTTCTCCGCATCGTACAGCTCGCGCAGGTGGAACTGCACCTCGACGACCATGCCGCAGGGCGTCCGGTAGTTGCGCAGCATGTCCCGGTAGCCGCCCTGGAGCGGCTGCGCGAACCGGTCCTTCTGCCGCACCAGCACCAACCGCCCGTCGATCTCCTCGGCCGCGTCCCGCAGCTCTTGCTCGGTGTCTCTAACCACCGACGCCCGCACCACGTCCAGCAGCCGCGACCAATCGCCGCCGTAGTCCCGCTCGACCTTCTCCTCGGCCCGCTCAAGCGACTTGATCGGAACCTGCACCGCGCCTTCGACGCCTTGCAGCGCCCGGTCCAGTTCGCCCTGCGCCTGGACCACCAGCGCGTACAGCTCCTCCGGCTTGTCCACCGGCTGCTTGACCATCTCGCCGCCACGCTGCTCGACCTCGGCCAGGATGTCCGGCCAGGGGGAGCGGCCGTCTATCGCCCGGTCGTCCACGTACAGGTCCGCCACGACCTTGGCGCTGGCTCCCGCGGGCTGGTCGCTGTTGGTGTTGATCGAGTCGTATTCTATCCCGCTGCCGTCCAGCTGGTCCTTGATCGCCTGCACGTCGCCGCGGGTCGTCCACACGATGATCTTCCATCCCCGGTTCCGCAGCGCCGCCAGCGCCTCCCGTGCCCCGTCGCGGACCTCGCCGAAGTGCCCCTCGCCCCGCCAGCCGTCGTACTCCAGGATCGTGCCGTCCAGGTCCACGGCCACGGTCTGCTGGTGCTTGTAGACGGTCCAGCCCTTGCGCACCAGCTGCTTGCTCGGCTTGCCGTTTGGCTTGTCAATCTTGCCGCCGTCGGCCTGCGCCTCTTCGACTTCTTGCGCTTGCTCGTTCGCGTCGTCGGCCTTGCCGCTGTCGCTGACTTCCTCGCTGGGCAGGTCCTCGTTTGACTCCACCGTGCCCAGCTTGTCGGAGTCTTTGCCGGCTGCCATCGACTCGGAGTACTGCCGCACAAGGTCGGTCAGGTCGTCCCCCTTCTCCTCGACGTTGACCGGCGCTGGCATCGGACCGCCCGGACCCTGGACCCACGGGTTGTCGCCGCCCATCGCGTATGGCTTGCGGCCGCGCAGCACCCGGACCTCGTTGGTGGTGATCGCGGGCGGGCTGGCCTGCATGTCCACTTGGAGGTCGCTGTTGACCTGCGCGGGGTCTGCCGGCGTCAGGTTGTCGTACCATATCCTTGCCTCGCGGACGCCGCCCGACCCGCCGTGGCCCGACCCGGTCAGACTGGACCACGCGGGAGTCTCCTCGTCGAACTCCTTGGCAAGGTGCTTGGTCTCGACTTCGCCCTCCTGGGCCAGCAGGGGGTTCAGGCCGTTCTCGCAGTTTCCAGTAACGTGAACCTTGCCATTTCTGCGCACGAAGAACAGACCTGTCGGCACCGTTACACACCACACCGTGCCGTCGTACTCAACGGTGCTGCGCATGTCTGGTGATAGCACAACCTCTTGCCTGGTTGATACGTCAACGCGGTACGCTACCTTCCTGTCGCTGCGTGGGTCTGGTTGTACACATACAGTTGCAGAGAATCCACACTTGACTGCGATCTCTGCAACGTCATCAGCAAGTTGCTTGCTAACCGTCTTGTAATTGGAGCTAGAGTTGCCGGTGTTCTCGCAGTCCATCCATGCGTGCCCGTCTCCTTCCATAAGAGCATCAAACAGTACCCTCAAGTCCTCAGCCGACCATGACTTTACCTCTTCAGGAACGCGCTTGTTCTGGGAACCAATGCCTAGTGATACTAAGTAGTCATAGATTCCCTTGTCGCTCGCTTTCCAAGTGTGGCAACTGGTGTCTCTAGGGTCAACCTTGTCTGTCCACTTTAGTGGCAGCGCAAGGATTCCTGCCTTTACTGACTCAAACGTTCTTGTTGATTTCTCTGATTGCGTAATACATATTCCCCACCCTCCGTTCGTCCTGTCGCAAAGATGCCCCTCACTCAGGTAGAGGCCAAGAAACCGCAACCACACCTTCCTGTCTACGCACCTGTCGTCCAACTCATGCACTATATTCCTGCTACCGCATGGGTTGTATGATGGGAATGACACGTACTTCGGCGGGTCAGTTGCTCCTATTAGCGGTGCCGACCTCTTTATCCTGTACGTCGTGGCAGGCGTCATGTCGTCTATCTTGATCGTTTCCCAGGGGTAGTTCAGGTGTTTCCTTGACGCAGCCGGGAACCGCTGCAAGTGTACCCGATGCCCTGGAGTCATGCAGGCGTCAACGCGCTGCCCTTGCCACAGGTGCATCGGCCCCTTATACGGCTCAACGACGATCCTAGACGGTTTGTGGTACACCATGCTCTGGGATGCTTGATCGTAGCAAGCGACCACAGTATCGTCAGTCAACTCCCAGCACTTCTTCCAACCACAGTCAGTCAAGCACTCCGTGTCATCATCCAAGCACCAGCCGGCCAGCGTCGCCAGCACCGAGCCGAACGTCATGTCTTGCACCATGCCAAGTGCAGCTTGAGGCGTGCCAAAGCCGGCGCAGATCGCCTTGGCCATCTGGTCGAACCCCTCCATGTAGGCCATGTCGGTCGGGGAGAACGACAGCGGGGTGACCACCGTGCCGCTGGGGGTGAACAGCGGCTTGCCCACGTTGAACTCGCCCTGGTGCTTCTGGGCGATCTTGGCCTCCCAGCGCGATATCATGTAGTCGTCGGGATCGGTGTAGCCTGGCGGCATCGACACCCAGAACTCAGGCCGGGCCATGTTGATGAACTGCGACCAGCGGGACCGTGCTATCGACTCCTCCGTGTCGATCCACCTTGACAGCGACCACAGCTTGCTGTATCCGTCCAGCTTGTTGACGGGAGACTTGAACAGATGGATGATCACATCGTCGATGGGAATCTTGAGCATGCCGGCCGAGCCCATGCCGCCCCACGGCCGTACCTCCAGGTACTCGATAAGCCGGTCAGCGTCGGGATGCTCCGGGTCGACGTGCTTGTGGCCGCCGGTCCTTGGCCACACCCAGTGCGACGGGATCACCCACCGCTCGCACGGCCTGCCGAACCTGTTGCGCACCTTCCACTCGTAGGCCACACCGCACAGGAACTTGAACATCCGCAGCTCGTACATGTAGTCGAAGTGCGTATCAACGGGATTGGGGTTCTGGATCAGTGAAGGGAGGAGGTGCCTGCGCTCTATCGGCTCAAGCTCCTCGTGCGGCTTGAGCACGCTGAGCGCCTTGGAACGGTACTCGCCGATGGTGAGGAACGAGCTGTTGCTGCCGGACAGCTTCCGAGCCGCGTCGTAGTTGGAGTAATCCACCCAGTCGCCGCCGGCCGGCGCCTGCGGTTTGGCCCCCCACTTGCCCGGCTGGCCTTTGTGGATGTCTGATCCCACGTGGCCAGTACCACCGAAACCCCTACCGGTGGCGTTGAGCAGCGACCGCTCGCACGCCTTGACCGTCCTGCCCGGCACGCCGGAGTCATGCACCCAGGCGACGTTGGGGTAGACGCTGGACAGCTTCATGCAGTTGGCGTGGATGACGACGTAGGTCCAGTCCAGGTAGTGCTGCACCTGGGAGATGCGGTCCTGCGACCAGCCGCCGGGATATCCGGTGCCATGCGCGGCCGGGAACAGGCGGCCCAGTATCCGCTCGCCCGGCGTGGCGCTCTTGCTCACCGCGCCAGCCGATGCCCTGGTCAAGTGCCTGGCCGATTTAATCACGCCGCATCCCCTGCGCTCCTGTTGACTCCAGTCAGCGGCCCCACGCGGCCGCGCAGATCACTGCACCTGCTTCGCGCCCACCACCGCCCTGTCCACCACCTCGTCAAGCGCCCGCACATCACGCTCCAGCTCTCGCAGTCGCTCGTCGTTCCTGTCCTCGCGGTCCGCCCGCCGCACGTGCAGCCACCACAGCGCGGGCAGGCTGGCCGACAGTAGCGCCGCCACCAGGCTGAGCAACCCGCAGCAGACGGCGAGCACCAGTATCGTGAGGGCCGGCTGATCGTTCACTTCTTATCCGCCTCCACCAGCCGCTTGATCTCGTCCAGCATCCACTGCCGCCCGGTGTCCGCCTCGGCCGCGCCGGTCTGGCATACCAGGGCGTTGACATCGTTCACGAACATCCGTTCCAACTCAAGCGCCGCCTCCAGGTGCCGCAATCTGTCCGCCATCTCGCCGCGGTCCCTCAGCAGCGCCTTCACGTCCTTGTAGTACCGCTGCGACAGCTGCCCGGTGTCGTAGCCGAACTGCACTCGACCCAGGAAGTCCTCGATCTTGGCGATGTCCTTCTCGTCGATCATGTCACTTCTCCCTGTCCGGCGTCCTCGCGCTGCTGCGCAGGTCGGTCAGCTCCGGCCCGTCGATATCCACGTCCGCCGCGGTCTTGGCCCGCGCGTCGGAGCAACCCGCGCACACCTCGGTGTCGGGAATCGCCTCAATCCTGCCCCGCAGAATCTTCTTACCGCACCTGCTGCATGTTCGATCCATCATCAGTCTCCATACAACGCATTGCATATGCCGCTACGATGTCGCTGTCGCCCGATTTCTCCAACTCCGCGACAGCGACCACCAGGTTCTGCAATTCCTGCCTCACTATGGCGCAGACGGCGGCGAGGTCTTCGGCGGTAAGCATCGCATCACCTCAAGAAAGCGCGGCTGGCAGGGATTTTCCCGGCGTTTCGGGCGCCCCGTAACTTGGTCTTCGCTGCATGCCGAATCCAAGTTTAGCTGGGTTCACCTAGCTTGAACCGGGCCAGTTCCGCGCGTTCATCATCTCACCCAGAAGTCCCTGCTCTTCTGCTCGCCGCACCACAGGCCGATGGCGCATGCCAAGACCTGATCGTCATGGTCCTTCTCTCTCCAGGCCTCGAAACTCTCGTGCCCCGTCTCAGCGTTCTGCTTCACCTTGAAGTTCAGCAGCTCGTCCACCAGCCCGCCGCAGTTCTTCATGTCCTGCTCGATCGTCAGCCGCTTGGTCCCCAGCAGCACCTGCACGATCGACACCAGCTCCGACTTGGGTACGTTCCAGCCGCCCGCGGCGTTCTCCACCACTGTCTTGCCTGATTGTATCCATATCGGCCTGATCGTGCAGCGGGTGGACTTCGCCAGCGACATCTCCTTGCGCAGCCACTCGACAACCGGCACACCCACGCCCGTGTAGTCCACCGCCAGCACCGTGCCGCCCAACCCGCCCCGGTCCGCGCCCCGCGAGTACGCCTTGACCAGCCAGCTGAGTATCCTGTCGTAGTCCGTACCGACGTCCCAGCGCTCCATGCGCACCAGGTGATACCGCCACTGCCGCGCCCTGCGCTCCTCTGCCGTCAGAGCGCCGGACATCGGCCTGCGGGCCAGCAGGTCGGGCTTCGGCAGAACCGCCACCGTCTGCTGCCCGTACAGCTCGTCCAGGTCGTTGACCACCTCTGGGCCGCTGGGGGCCAGCATTGGACGCGACCTCTCGAACAGCGCGAAAGCACTAAAATCGACAAGTTTTCCAATGTCGAGCCCCGCTATGTATTCACGCTCGACGCTCATCCACCCACTCCCAGCTCCACCCATTCACCCCATGTCGGGTCGTCGTGCCGCAGCTCCTGCGCCATGATCACCGGCTCGCCGATCTCCTCGAACGCCTCCAAAGTGCACGCCTCGCAGCAGCCGTGGGTCACTTGGAGTGGGTCGCCGTCTCGTATGACTGCGCCGCACCAGGAACACACTCGTCTGAGCATATCTCTCCCACCTTCCTTGAGTAGATGCTGTCAACATGCTCCGCGAACGCTCTGCGAGCCTCCGTCTCGACCACCACGATGAACCGCGCCTGTGCGGACTTGGGCAACGATGGAAAGCTGGAGTCTTCAGCCTTCAGCCGCTCCAGCGCGGCCTCAGCCACCTTCATCGGGTCGAACATCGCTCTGCACCTCTGAAGTTAGTCCGGCGGCTTCAGACAATTCCACGCCGCTCTGCCCTACGCCGCCGGGCTGATTCCATCATATCACGGAGCCGGGCTGGGCGCCAGTGTCGGGGGCGGGGTTGGCGTGTTCGCGGCCACCGCGTCCGACAACGCCTTGGACTTCGCCGCCACGTCGTCCTTCAGCGTCACCAGGGCTTTCAGCTGGTCCGCCGTCGCTCCGCCCGCAAGCGCTGCTGCGATAGCGCCGGTAAGCCGCTGCTGGAACCCGTTGATCAGCGCCACCGCGCTGTCGATCACCGCATCCTCGGCGGCCACCGCGGCCACCAGGTCGTCAATCGTCTGAGGCATTTCCGTCTCCTGAGCGGGCGCGTTAAGGAACTTGGATACAGCGTCGCGCAGCTTCGCCGTGTGAGCCCGCACATCGCGGCAAAGCATGCGCAACTTGTTCAAGTGATGTTGCTGCTCCTGCACATCCATTATATCACCTAATCGGCGGGCCGAAGACGCCCCAGCCCAGCAACCCGAACAGGATCAGCTCGACCACCACCCAGCCCAGCGGCCGCCAGGGCGGCTGACCGCCCGACTGCGTCGACCAAGGCCAGTTGAAGAACACTCCCAGCAGGGCGCACAGCACGTAGATAAGCCAGAACCAGGTTCCTGCGGTCATGTCTCAGACCTCCGCGCTCCTGAAGCCGGGCGAAGTTGTTCGGTCGCAGGTGGCAACGTGACTATCGCATATCCTGTCGGCGTAGAACCAAACGGCGTTGACTTCACGCAACTGCAAACCACGCACAGCTCGGTTGTATGGCTGGCTGCCAACTCCTCGAATGTTGTGACGTCAAGCCACTTGTGTGAGCATTCAGTCATAGTTCACTCGAACCACAATCGCTTCTCTCCGTCGCCCTTGACCACCGCGGCCTGCACCGCGTCGCGGCTGAAAACGCTGTCTATCGCGTCGACGAACTCGCAGAAGTATTCCTGCCTGTACCACCTGTTGCCTATCATGGCCCGTTCCTCTTCGAGGAACGACGCCTCGATCCGCGGGCACTGGTCGGCGGTCACCCGGTACGTCTCGAACGGCGGCCGCGCTTCTTTGCCTTCGGCGCCGAGCTGGTAGTGTCGGTTGAGCCAGGACTCGGTGCCGGTATACGGGCCTTGCGAACGCGGAGCAACTTCACTTGCCCTGGGTACCACGACCGAAACGACTCTTTCTCCGTCCCGAACATATCCCGAAATTGGAATACCTCCGGCGGTTCCATTCCCGGCTGCACCTCGAACTCGTATATCCACGTCGTCGGTTGCTCGGCGACCGCGCTCATATGCTTGTTCTGCTTTTTCACAGTTCTGCCACGCCTCCCAGAACCAGCCCCGCTTGCCATACGGCGTGCTGGCCACCACAAGCCTCGGCGCCCTTCCGTGGACTGCCTTCGTAGCTGCCTGGAACGGCCGCACCAGGTTGTACAGCTGGTCCGGTATCCTGCTGGCCTCGTCGAGCACCAGAAGCGTCACCGAGCTGAAGCCCACGATGGTGTCGGGGCTGCCGGGCAGGCTGATGATGCGCGAGCCGTTGGGCAGCTCCATCGACAGCGCCTTGTCCTTGGTCGCCTCGGACACCTCGATACCCACCAGCGCCGCCCCGTCCCAGCCCTTGGCCTTTATCATCCCCTGCTCGTGCGCCGCGTCTTCCGCCAGGCTCTTGGGGTTCCACGGCCGCCTGTGCACCTTGCCGCCGATCAGCCCGCGCCACAGCATCTTCACCTTGAGCAGCAATTCCGCCGACTGCCGCAGCGTCTTGGATATCAGCAGCACCTCGCTGTGCGGGTGAAGCAGCGCTTCAAGCAGCGCCATCGCGGCCAGCGTGAAGCTGTTGTGGGTTGGGATCATCGATTCCCCGGCTAGATACAGGCAATTCGGAGAGTCAACAGTTATGCACTTTACAATCCTTTTACCGACGGGTTTTATTCCAACTATGTATCTCAACCTACGTTGTCCTTGCCTGCCACCATCCAGATTGACTGTCGCTTTCTTCCTCGTCAGACGGAATGGCATAATTGTAGGGGTAAATCCGATCCTCCATTTTGGACCGCAATCCTTACCATTCATCTTTGCTCGACCCTCAGACATCGTTGCAATTATACCCAGACTCCTGGATAGTTCGAGAAACCCAGCAGCGAGCATCGGGTTAGTGCTAGTGAATTCACACCTACTGTTGTTCGGATTACTGCTACCACAACCATCAGTGTCCATCAATCCTTGAAACAGCGCTAATCTTTGCTGAAACGATGCACGAAGGTATTTGTCTGGTATGTGCTTATTGTTGAGCAGGTTTTCCCTTCTCAATACAGCAATTAACTCTATGTTGGTCCAAGCATCAGATTTACCTGATCGCCTTCGCAGTCTCTCACACTTTCTGCAATGACCCTTATGCCAATGTTCAGCCTTTGGATGACCTCGGCGGCATACTTTAGAACCATCTATACCACCTATAGTGAATATGTACGCTTGGCTTCCTGGCTTCATTCTGGGCTGCGATACGTTGTAGCCAGCCTTGGCAATCTCCATCGTTATCTCATCATCCATTGTAGTAAACTGCGCACTGCAAGAGGTGCCGTCGCCCAGCCATGCACCAAGTACATACGGGTCTATCGGTAAATCAGCTTCAGGCAAATCTAACGGCCGGCAAGCCGGAATAGCATGGTTATTCTCTTGGCATTTTCCCTTTTTCAATGTGTCTGCTATGCCGTTAGTCGTAAGAGTATTTACCTTCAACTGACTGCCGTTCTTCCATACCGACTTCCAACCGGCCCAGTTTTCAACTATAGTTCCGTGTGCACGTAGCATAGCATTTTTAGTTGCTAAGTCTATCGTGTTCCACTGGTGGTCTCCGTCAGCTATGATTACAGAGCCATCAGAGAATGATACCTCATACGCCTCCCTGTATTCAAGTTCTGAACATCCAATGACCTTTGTTGGATTTCCCATCTCATCAATTACTGAATCACCTATCTCCAACGCGCCCATGCTGGTCCATCCGGTTGGAGTCGGTATAGGCGTATCTATGTCTAAAGCCTTGCCGCTCTGCCGCGAGCAAAGCAGCAGCAGCTTCTCCGCGCTGCTGGTCAGCACCGATCTCTGCCAGGGGTCCGCCTCCGCGTTCAGCGGTGCGAACACCAGGCACGGGTCGTCCCTCAGCGCGGCCATCGGGTCGACTAGCACGTCCGCGAACAGCTCGCTCGCCGCCCGCCACAGCGCGTCCTCGCTCCGGCGCGGCTTAGCAGATACCAGAGGGTTGTTCATCAACAACGTCACGCCACCACCTCGTGCCTGTCGACCACGCTCAGAGGGGCCAGCGCGGCGGTCCTTTGCGCCACCGCCCGCCACAGGTCCGGATGGTCCTCAAGTACTTCCCGCACCGCATCTTTTATCGCCGCTATCACCGCCAGCGCCTGCTCCAGCGTCACCAGCCCCGGTTTGCACTCGTCCAGACCCAGCAGTTCGCGCTCCGCCTCCAGCGTCCGCATGATCGTCGTCAAGTAGGAGTTGTCCGGCAGCCGCCCTTCCTTGGTCACTATCTTCTTCAGCAGCACCTCGCTGGTGATGTAGTCCTCGACCCCCACCGCCTCGCTGTCCGTGCCGTACTCCTCGACCAGCTTGTGCGAGTCCTCCATGCTGCGGTCGTATGCCAACCACGCCTCGCGTCTGATCTCCCGGTACTGTTCGATCTTCGTGTTGACCTCGTCCTGCCGCTCCTTCAGCCGCGCAGCCTTGTACTCCGCCCGCAGCTGCTTCAGGTACACGCTCACCTGGACGTTGGTGATGTTGATCCCGTTCGACCGCTCCAGCTCGTCCCGCACCTGCCACAGCGAGTAGCCGCGGCGGTCCAGCTTGGCCACCAGCGCCTTGACCTCCTCACGCTGCGTGTTGGAGAACTTCGGTCCACGCTTCTGTTGTTCGCCGGCCATTAAAAATCCTGATATCAAAAACTGAGCGACTATTTCTCCGGTGATATGATCACCTGCACCATCTCCATGCTCTTGATGCGCCTGGGAACGTCTTTCAGCGTCAAGGGATTACTGTTGGTAAACAAACCTCTCACGCCGTCCTCGGCTTGCTTGGCAATTTGGTCGAAGGTGCATTCGCCGCCCCACACGCTGTCTGCTTCAACGTCCAACGTGATGCGGACTATGGCTCTTACTCGCTTGTTGGACATTTCAATACTCCGGCCGCTGCCGACTGACGTACTTCAGTGCGTCCTGCCATGCTCCGGCCTCTGTCGGGCACGTCTCGCTCAGCGCGACGAACGTCACCTTGTCCCGGTAGACCTTGAACCCGCCCCGGTCGCTGTTGTAGACCGCCCACGCCGACGGATGCTTCTCAAGAACCTGCCGCTGCGCGTCGGTCACCAGTTTCTCGTTGTCCATCGCGGTCACGGCACCCACTCCATGAACTTGCACGACCCGTCCTCGGCGAACAGTAGCACGTTCTTGCCGTCGATCGACGCCCGCAGCATCGCCGCGAACTCGGCGCCCACCTGCGTCTGCGTGGTCACCACTTCGCACTCGATTTCGTGCAGCATTACCTTGGTAATCGCGTCAGGCCGAGCCATCAGCAGCATCAGCGGTATGTCCCCTGTCAGCGAAGGTCGAGTTCGGCAATCTCTGGGCACCTCATCGATCAACGCCTTCGGCCACACAACCACTTTGATCTGCGCCCGTTCGGTGCGGCTGAACCTCGCGTTGTGCGCGACCTCTTTTCCGAAAGCCGCCATCACCGCGTCGTACGGCGAGGTGGTGGTCTTCGGCATGATGGTGGGCTCTGTCATGTATCATCCCTCCGCGTCCAGCGGCGTCACCTTCCAGCCGGCGCCCAGCACCCGCTGCGCCCGGCCCGCCAGCAGCTCCGCGGCCATTCTGACCGCCTCCGCGGCCGTGCCGTCTGCGCCGTGCCCCAGCAGGTGCTCCGATACCACCCTGGCGATCTTGGTCGCGTTGTCCCGCTCAAGCCGGAGCAGGTGCCCAGCCACCGTGACGGTCAGTCCGGTCCACACCACGTTGATGGCGCTCCTCTGCGCCTGGCGATGCCACGCCACGTCCGGCCTCGGAGGTGCCCTACGCCGTCCAGTCCCCACGTTGAATGATACCATCGGTCGCTCCTGTTGTAAATTTCAAGGCAAGTTGCCCCGCAGGAATTATAAGCGACCGATGCGCAATTTTCAAGAGCAAAATCTGAGTAGTGATTTTTCCCCGCGTTAATCACATTGTTCCACTGCCCGCAGGCAGAACTCCACCCGCTGCGCCCCGCCCAGCCGGTCGGTGGGGAACTTGAACGTGGTGTCTCGCCAGTCGGGCAGCGCGATCAGCCTGTTGAACATTGACTGCATCACCGCATCGCTTACCGTGCCCCGCCGGTGCAGCTCAGTTATCATCGGACACAGACCGTACAGCGTGGCGAACCCCAGCGCACTCCTGACGCCCCATACGTCCGGCTGGACTTCCTCCGGCTTCCACGTCTCCGCCAGGAACAGCCATGCGGTCATCTCGTCCACATATCCATTCTATCACGTTGTTGATTAGCGCCTGCGCCGGACGGACGGAAATATTTTCAAGATTTTCGCGGAACCGACCTTGACGTGAACCGCCGCAGGCATTATTATAAGGATATGCCGACAATCCCTAAATCCCTCGCGAATACCATCACAACCCTCATCCGCGTCCCGGAGGCGCGCGTGCTGTCCGTGCTCGTGCCATCTGACCGCAAGGGGTACTGGCCGGTGCTGCCGCGTCAGGTGCTCGCCGCCGAGGCGGGCTTCGTGCCGACCACCGGCACCATCAACCGCGTGCTCAACGGCGTACCCGCCGGCTCCTCGTCCGGCCCTGCGTCGCCCGGCCTGCTGAAGCTCGGCCTGGTCTCCAAGGTTGTGATTGACCTCGACGGCGAGACGCAGGACTGCTACAAGGCCACCCCCAGGGGCGCCGCGGCGCTCGACGCGTTCCTCGCGGCCCGCGGCGGCGCCATGCCCCCCGTCCGCGACAGGTCGTCGAGCACCAACAAGCGGTACGACAAAGCTCACGATTAAACTCCGAATATATTCCGGTACATCCTGTCCACCCGCCCGCAGACTTTCCAATGGCCGCTGCTGTGTGACGATCCCACGTGCTCGATCACCCCGATCTTCTGCAAGAACTGCATGTATTCGATCAACTTGGGCTCGCTTGCGTATCCGGCCCACCGGCTCAACGTTGAGGACATGATCCCGCCCGCCTGCTGGTACTGCCTGCCGCTGCGGCTGTCGACCATGTAGAACCAGCGCAGCGTGTCCAGAGTCTTGCCCTTGCTGGTGTCAATAGCCCGGTCCGCCACCATCCTCATCACCTCGGCGTCCACGGCCCACTTGTTGAGCACGAACGCGTAGCAACGCGCCAGGCGTACCAGCTGCCGGCCGATACGGGTGGGCAGCTCCTTGGTATCGTGGCTGTCGGTCCTGCGAGGGTCGTTGTTGGGCTTGGCCCGCATGTCGGCCGCGAACTCGGCGAAGTCAGCGATCAGGTGCCGGTAGTACTCGCTCATTGTCACCTTGTTGATCTTCGCCACGTTGTCCCGCAGCCACTCGATGTATCCGCCGGTCATCGCGTAGGCGTTGCGCAGCTTGTGCTCGATCCCACCTGAGCTGCCGTTGCTGTGCTCGGTCACCGCGTGCCACTCGCTGTCCATCGCCGCCAGCACGATCTTGCGCCGCTCGTCGTCGGTCGGCTCGTCCAGCCAGAACCGCAGGAACCTGTCCCCCAGCCCCGACTGCTCCCAGTAGTCGATGATCATCGGGGTGCCAGCGATTACCCAGGGTGTACGCAGCCCGAAGAAGTTGAGGTCCTCGTCGGTGGTCTTGTACACCTGGCTGTAGCTGCCGTCGAATATCCTGCGGGCCTGCGCCATGATCTCCGCGAACAGCGGGGACTTGACCATCACGTCCCCCTCTGGCGTCACCCAGGTCAGGTGGTTGGCCCGCGCCAGGAACGACAGGTCCCTGCCGTCCTCGGACTTGGCGCCGCTTACGAACCCGGTGATGCCCTCCACTATTATGCACTTCTTGGTCACCAGCATCGCGTCGCATATCACCGTCTTCATCGACCCTGCCGGCGCTATCAGCAGCAGGTGCAGCTGGTTGCCGGTCTGCGAGGTCGAGGCGGCCACCGCCAGAGCCGTCGCCAGCATGTCCGACAGCGACCGCCTCCACCGCTGCGCCGACGACCACGCCGCGACCAGGTCGTCCCAGCTGCGGCACGGGGCGGGGTTGATCCGGTCCTTCTCTTCCCTGCCCCCGCCGGCTGCCGCCTCCTGCTTCCACTCGTCAGGCACCTCGGACACCTTCTCCAGCAGCGACTCAAGCCTGGCTATCCTCTGGCGCAGCTCGGCATTAAACCCACCAAGCAACTGCGGCATCACTTCCTCCTCTGGTTCAGGGGCACCAGTGCGAACCCCTCGCCCATGCGCGGCTTCCTTATGTACTCGTCATCCGTTGGAACCATACCTACCGCCTCCATGAATGACCTGATAAACATGGCAGCGACCTGCGGCACTATCGCGTTTCCGTAGGCGCTAATCTGCTCCACCGTTCCGGGAACCCTTGGAGCCAGCGGCAAAATTCCTTGTTCAGAACAGGGTACCCTCCTGAACTTACCGTCTGTGCACTCAATCCAGACAGATCGACCCCAAGGTGCAACAGCACTCTCTCGTGTAGGTTCTGCGGCTCGCCCCCTGATGCGATATTGCGCGTTGTCTCGCCGTCTTTCAGGTTCTCCAGACGATCTGCCGACGGCATCATGAAGTTGGTCTTCACCACTGTCGGCCACCCTGATACACATAGATGAACCACCTCTTCCAAGTTTGACTTGTGGCCCTTCTCGCAATCCTCTCTTAACCCGCCCATCCTGGTTGCTTGCTTCTGCACAGTAGGCCGCCCAAAATAGTCGTTGCCTCTTGTGCGGCGCAGTGACGCACGCAGCTGGTAGATCGGCGGCCCCGACTGCATATCCAACAGATTCGAGGTCATCTCGTACTCCGGCGAGCCAACCAAGTCCAGATTGACCCGCAACCTGCTCTCCAAACACGACTGGAGGTCTGCACTCCCTGATAAGCCTGAAGAACTCTGGCCATAGATGTCGCTCATCCTCTTCTCCTAGTTGCTTGCCCGCCACGCTGAACGGTTGGCACGGGCAGCTGCCAGTCCACACTGGATTACTTGCAGACCACCCTGCGATCTCAAGCGCGTACTCCCACCCTCCGATACCCGCGAAGAAGTGGCAGCGATTGTACGCCATCAACTCGGCTGGCATAACGTCAACTATGCTGCGACTGTCTACTACAGAGTTAGGGAACAGGTTACGTAACCACCTGGCAGCGTAGTCTTCCCACTCGTTCATGTAGACGCTGCGTAATCTTGCAGGTATTGATGGCATTAGTACGCATCCCTCAGCTTATCCGGTATCTTCGGCATCACTTCCTCCCTATCTTTAGCTGCGTCGGTGCAAACCCCTCGCCCATCTTCGGCTTCGCCATCTTACCGGCGTCCATCAGAGCGCGCTGAACCCTACCCACCGCCGTCTCCCAATACTCCGGGTTCTTCTCGATGCCGATAAACCGCATCCCCTCCCTCACGCACGCCACCCCGGTGGTCCCGCTACCCATGAACGGGTCGGTCACCAGCCCGCCCTTGCGCGTCACCAAGCGCACCAGCCAGCACATGAGGTCTACGGGCTTGACGGTCGGGTGCGTACCGTTGTATCCGCGGTCGTCGCTGCTCGCTTTAGAGCAGTAGAAGAACCTCGCAGCGCTGCCGGAGTCCGCATACACCTCAGAGTTCGGTATGCTGTCCCCCTTATCCGCTCCAATGTTTGCAAACCCTCCGTTACGCTTGCCGTCACACTTTCCCCGGTTGTCTCCACCCCCAGCTTCAGGAAACAACCTCACCACCTCGTCGCTACCATCGTGAGCCAGATTAGCCGGCCAGCGCCCCGTCTTAGTTCCGCAGTCTATCCTCCCTGTATTCGGGGCGGCCATCGCCCGGTTCTCGGATATAACCTGCCCGTCACGAGGAGTGACGGGCATGTCCTCAACCCCCACCCTGCACCCATCCACATTGATTCCACCCGTCCCGTACCTCATCACGTTCTGCGCCACCGTCCCGACCAGCGGCTTGCGCGCGATGATTACTGGCTCATAGCTCGGCTTGAGCGCTGTGCCCCAGCCGTTCCACTCTGCTGCTGCTGCTGTGGCGGGTTTGGAGTGTGTTACATTAGATACAACGCCTTTTGAGCTAAGTGAAGTTACACCTATAACAGTGGTTGTTTGCGATATTATTTCTCTGTTGTGTAGCTCTCCCAACTCCCTGTCAATCGCCTTACTAATATCGTGTGATTTAGGAAATCCTGATCCGTACACCCATGCAGCAGTATCTCTCACATCCCACCCAGCGTCCTCCACACCGCAGGCCAACCTGTGCCACATCCTTGTCCCACCGAACGCAGCACAGTGAGCGCCAGGCTTGCTTATACGCAGCAACTCTGCCGCCCACTCCTGGCACCACACCTGGAACAGCGGAGACCTGCCGTATGTAATTCGCTTCGTCCCATCCCGAAAGGGATGGGACGCATGAGTACCCTCGTCACACACCTCTATTCCACCGAGATGATCCGAAGTTACCTGGTTCTTCCACGGTGCATCCCAGTCCTTACCCATGAACTCCAATCCGTAAGGTGGATCGCTCACCACGCTGTCTATCGTGTCTGCAACTACCCCACGCATCACGTCCATATTGTCGGCGCATATCAGCGTGTACCCGCCGCACGGAGACGTCCACGTAGGGTACTCCTTCTGCTGCGTCGCGGCGGCCGGAGGCGCAGGTGGTGCTTGGTGCTGCTTCAGCTTGTCCGGTATCTTCGGCATCACTTCCCCCTTGCCTTCATGAATCCCTTGAGATAGTAACTCGCCAGCTCCCGCAGGTTGATTCCCGACGTTGACTCCTGTACCAGATCATGCTTGGGCGGCTCCCACCCCTCCGGCTCCTGGAACTTGCCGTCGGCATCGAACACCGCCACGCCGTCCGGGAACTTGTCCTCGTTGGCCGAGCACACCTCCTGGAAGTGTGGTTCGTCCGGCACGCCACAGGCTACCAGCGTCCCCACCAGCACGTAGTTTAGGTCGGCGCAGCCGTCGATGATTTCGTGGATGTCCAGGTCTGCTGGTACGGGCCGCGGTTCGCCGTTGATGCTGACCACGAACCCCAACGCCTTGATCGTCTCCAGCGCCTCCTCCAGGATCAGCTGCGCCCGCAGCCGCCTGGTCACTTCGTCAGGTACAGAGTACGGACCGCCGACCGATTGTCGCTTGTCGTGCCTAGCGCAGATCGACATGGTGATTAGGTTCGACACCATCACCGGACTTATCACTCCCTGCATGATCCACCTCCCTGGTTTCGATTCGTTACTTGCCCCTCAAGTGGTCCCGCACGTCGTGCCCGCTTGGCAGGCTTAGGTCGTAGCCACCCCCGCCCCACTGCAGCCACCTGACCCGCGCGGCCACCTGTGCTATGATACCGTGAACCCTTCTGACCCCGTCGGCACCGGCCACCGATTGCTTGCCCCCCGGCATGGTACGCGGGTGGTCGTTGTCATAGTACAGCGTCACGTCCTTGCCCCGACACAGCTCGGTCCATTCGGTACGCCATACGTTGCAACCAGGTACGGCCACCACGTTGGTGTCCGCAATGATCGACGCCGCCGGATTGCCGGTGTACTCATAACCGTCCGCTGTCCGCTTGGTGTGCCGGGCGACCTCCCACAGCGCCATCCCGTCCCACGGCCCCTCGCAGACCTCCACCCTTGGCCTCGCCGGGTCGAAGTCCAGCGCCGGCATATGCAACCTGTGCGCCTCCCCCTTCGGCCACAGACCGGGTGTCGGCATCAGCGTCCACTTCCATAGCCCGCCGCTCATCTGCTGCACCCGCTTGTACAGCTGGTCTAGTCGTCCTGCCTTGGACTCCGCAGTGTCGACGGCCGAGTATCCGGGCACCATCCACGAGCCGTCGATCACGCTGCGGCACACCCCCCAGGCGGTCAACGTCGCCCGGTCCAGGTACCCCCGCTCCTTGGCAAGCTCTTCTCCGTGCCCGTTGGTGGCGGCGTCGGACGCCTCCCACAGCTGCCGCAGGAAGGTCAGCGGGTTGCCAGACAGCCCGCAGACCCAGCAGCGCCACAGCCCGGTCTGGCTTTCCACCGAAAACTTGCCGTCCCGCCGGCAGAACGGGCAGTCTCCGACCGCCTGGCCGCCGTGGTCGTGCAGCTCGACCCCGTGGAAGCGGAATGGGCGGATAGGGTCGGCGGCAGCGTCATCGTGCCTACCGTTTCCGTTCTCAATACTAGCCGGTATAGTAGGCAACCACGCCTCCTACAATTTATCCAAGATTCTGCAAAATTGCTGTTGACGCAATTGGCTCACCAGTGTATTATACCATTGTCAGGTTGGTGATAGGTTAGCACTTCGCTTACCAGCCGAACCCTGGCAATCAGGAGTTTTATCATGGCCAAGGTCATCAAAAAGTTCGAGCACCCGGTTTCTGGCGGCAGCACCGCGAAGCACGACTGGGACAAGATGTTCTCCGTCGAGTCCCCCGGCGCCTACGTGATCGTCCACGGCGAGGACTTCACCGGCGATCCGCAGAACTTCGCAGTGGCGATCAAACGCAAGGCCGCGGAGCGGCACATTCACGTCAAGGTCTCGATCGGCAAGGACGAACCCAAGACGATCGCCATCACCAAGACCGGCGCGATGACTGACGAGGAAGCCGCCACGGTGGACGCTCGCCTCGAAGCCGAGAAGCAGCGCCTCAAGGAAAAGCGGAAAGTCTCCAAGACCGATGAAGCCTCGCAGACCACCGATCAGTCTGCCGCAGCCTGAACCGTCACTTTCACCTGTTTCACTCACACCCGCCATAACTAGGCGGGTGTCATATTTTACAGCGACATCCCGGTCGCCCAGGTCTCGCTGTGGTACTCGACGCTGACCGGCGTCGGCACCCCGATCCCCTCGCCACCCATCTCCATCAGCCGCTGGAGCGCCCGCATCCTGGGCAGGTTGGTCAGCCACGGCTCTGGCCCAGTGCCAGCCGGACAGTCGAACAGAATCTCGTCATGTATCTCAAGCGAGATGTACCCGTCCCAGCCCTCGGCGTTCCACTCTGCTATCTGCTCGCCGCACCTGACCAGCGCTTGGTTCTTGACCCAGCAGGCCGTGCCCGACACGTGGTAGTTGAACGGCGTCGTGCTCAGCACGTACCCGTCCTCGGTGCGCGACGCCAGGATCGGGTACCCCCTGTCGGGGTCCACGAACTTGTCCGGCATGGTCTCGACGTACCCCAGCTTCTCGGCCATGTTGAGGTAGTGCCGTTGTAGCGCGCTAAGCAGAGGAAACTCGTTGTCCACCAGATCAAACGAGTTCCTGATCCCTGACAATGCGTCTCCCTTCTTGCGTCCGCAGCCGTACTGCTTGGCCAGGTCGAAGAACTTCGACCTCTTGTACAGGTTGGGCCGCTCCTTCTTGAACGCATCCTTCCTGTCAGCCAGTGGCCAGTATTCGTCGGGATAGAGCACCGACGCCGTCAGACAGTACAGGCTGCCAAAGAACGGCGGTTCGTCGGGCCGCTCGAACACCTCTACCATCTTGGGCTCGCCAGACTCGAACGCCGGTATCCTGCGCTCGATGTTGTGGTAGTCCATAGTCCACCACTCCCGGCCGGGCATCGGGCCGAAGCAGTTCCTGAGAGATTTAAGCGCCCGACCTGTTCCGCCGCACGCCCCGCAGCCCTCCCCGTCGCAGTACCCGCACTCAGCCTCCTTCTTGCTCACGTTCTGGAGGTTGGGGGAGTTAGACGCCCACCGCAGGTGGTTGGTGGCGCACGGGTTCAGGCTGGAGTGTATCCGATAGTACCCTGGGTGCTGCGTCGGCAACTGGTGCCGCTTGTACGCCAGCATGTACGTCAGCGCCGTCTCCCTAAGTCGCTTCTCCTGGAACGTCCGCATGAAGTCCAGCGCTGGGCCATCGTCCGCGGTTGCTATGTACTCGGCCAGCGCGTCCTTGTCCAGCGAGGCGTTGCCGGTCTTGCTGCTCTTGATCGGCCTCAATCCAAGGCACGGGTTCTGGCTGGTCACCAGCTCGACCGTCTTTGGATTGCGCTTGCGTCCGGCGCACTTGGGGCAGTGCTTGTCCACCGCCTCGCCGCCGTTCCAGTGCTTTACGTGCTTGACGTACTTGCACCGCGGGCATCCCTGCACCACCGCCCCGTAGAAGAACTCCCGCGTGCTGTCCGTCATCGACGTGCCAGCGGCCAGCTTGATGTCGTGCCCGAACTCTGCGGCGATCTCCACCAGCCTCTCGTCAGCCGCCGTCGTGGACTGGTCGTACTCCGCTATCATCTCGTCTGTGCTGCTGCCTATGATGGTGACGCCCCTGGACTCCATCTCATAGGCCACCCGCGGCAGCTCGCTCCTGTGCGCGAATATCTTGCACAGCTTCCTCTCTGTCACCAGCTGCTCCATCCGCAGGTACAGGGGAAGCTCCACCGCGCTGTCGGCGTTGGCGTAGTCCAGCGCCGCGGTCCACCACTCAAGCGGATAGCCGGACCCCTGCAACCTGGCCTTGTGGAGGTCCGTCAGCTTCGTCAGGTTCGGCTCGCGCAGTATCGCCCGTGCCAACGCCCGCAGCAGCCACATGTCGTTCTTCCACGGCTTGTCCTGCTCACGGTCGCTGCTGCCCTTCACCGACGGCATGTCCTCCAGACCCTCCCTGGCTATCCGCCAGCAGCGGGTGTCGATGCCGACGTGGGAGAACGAGTTGTCCTCAACCACCTTGCGGCACTGCTGCGTAGCCACCATCACCCGCTGCTCGAACTTGAGTATGTTGGCCTTCGGTCCAAGGTACTCGATGGCGGTGTCCGTCAGGTTGTGCGGGTGGTTGGACGCCAGCAGGTGTGCCATCACGAACGTGTCCCGAACCTTGGGCCACGGCACACTTACTCCCACCGCCTCAAGCATCCCCACGTCGAACTTCGAGTTGTGCAGGCAGACGATGTCGGCGTGGTCGATCTCCGCCTGGATTGCGGCCACGTCGTCCATGTCGACGTCCGGCTGCCGGGTGACCGGGTCCACCGGCCACTCCCACCAGGTCTGCATCCCCTGCTGGTTGCAGGTGGTCACCAGGAACGGCCGGGAGCCGTGTTGCAAATCGACTCCCGTCGACTCGGTGTCCAGTGATATAACTACCGGTAACCGTTTCGATGGCATGATCGGCATGGTGATGTGTCAGCAGGTAGGTTTGCAAGAAAAGGAGCGCCAGACACTTACAGGTCCCCCGACCCCCCAACCCTCGCGGTGCTTGGGAATCTGGCGCTCCGTCCGTCCATCGTCTACGACAGCTGGTCGAACGGCACCTTCAGCAGCTCCTTCTTGCCCCCCGGACCCGGCGGGCCGAACATCGCCTTCTTGTCCGGCCCCTTCAGCGTCACCGTCCGCAGCTGCTCGTTGACGCTGGTCACTTCGCACTGGCCCCCGTTGTAGGTAACGGCGGCGCCCTTGACCGGCGCCGGCTTGGCAGCTGCCGGCGCACCTGCGGGCGAGCCGTTGCCCGACCACCACGGCTGCGCGATCACCTCGCCCCAGCTGCCCACAGACCCCAGCTGCTCGTCGGTGATCCCCCGCTGCCTGGCGATCTCCACCAGCTGCGCGATGGCGGCGTTGCCGTCGTCGGTCTCCCCCTGCGGGTCCGCGTCGGCCATCTCGGCCAGCGCTACAATATCCGGCAACCCATCGTCCGGCTGGTGCTGCGGCTGCTGTCCCGTGACCGGTGGAGAGGCTGCCCCGCGGCTTGTGGCGGGTTGGGGCGTTGGGGTGTCCTCGAACGGCCGCGGGCCAAGGTTGGTGTTGGCGGTTTGGTGCTGTCCGTTGGGAGGAAGCTGCTGGCCAGCTGACTGGTCGTTGAACCCCGCAGCCGGGTTGGCGGCCGCCCCGCCCGGCGAGTACTCGACGATCCCCTGCCACTCCTCGTTGACCCGCGGCTCCTTGTTGGCGTATGGGCCGGTGGCCTGCTTGGCGCCCTTCCAGGTGCGGAACCCGAAGTACACGCCCTGCTTGACCAGCGCTGCGGCCGCGGCCTGGAAATACTGCTCGATCCTGGAGCTCGACGCTTCCTTGCTCTCCCCCAGCTGCTGCCCAGGCGGCATCGACACCGCGAACTGCTTGAACAGGTTCAGGTAGTCGGCCCAGTGGTCGGCGAACCGCTTCTTGCTGGTCCGGTTGGGGGTATCGAACATCGGGATCAGCAGGTGGGTCTGCCGGCCCTCGACCTTGGCGCCGTCGAACACCTTGGGTTCTTGCACCACCCCGGCGGCCCGGAAGTAGTACTTGCCCTTGTCCTCCGGCTTCTTGCCCTCGATGAACTCCATCACCGTCAGCTGGGCGATCCCGTTCTCGATCCCCGCCGGGATGCCCTGGTTGCCGAAGTTGACCGGCGCGTCCTTCGACGCCTCGTGGGCCTCGGCGATCCGAGCCCCCAGTTGCTTGAACAAGCTGACCTGCTGCTGCGCAGCCATAATCGTACTCCTGTCTAATAAGGTTTACCGTGTGTATGTTGACACGGACGCGAACAGTAGATTCGTCCACCCTTCGCTCGTTTCATCCTCAGCCTGAACTGGTGAGGATATAGATGAAACACTGCCCCACAAGGACAATGACACTCTATACGGTTTGCAATGGGGCGATGATGCCTTGCGTGCCCAGAGTGGGACAAAACTTCAAGATTGTCTACTTCATCATTAGTCTTGTCCTCATCCTTATGATGCACGTCTTCTTCGTCAGTCAAAAGTCTACCTAACTTGTTTTCCATCAACACGCGATGCAATGGATACAGCCCCTTGCTATTCGCCTTCGGGTGCTGTGGTTCAGTGCGACAATACTTGTACCCACCGCCTTTGCATGTTGATAGAATTTTGAATGGAGGGCCTATATTGCGTTCACGAAGATGCGCCGGAATCATAGGCATGTAATTGCTCCTCTAGCAACCCTCAATAAAACATGCGGCAGGTCGGTGAGGTTCTCCGACTCTTCGGGGATCAGCCTAGCCGCAGTTAGACGGGTGAGCTACCTCTGCTCCACCCCGGTATGGAGCCCCTATCCCGGTCGCACGTCGCCCAAGCGCACGAGCCGGGAGTCGGGGCATCGCTCTCTCGACAACTTCATTTTACCACAATCGAGAGCACGTCCGCCTGCGATAGGATCAAAAACTTTTCCCCGTCGATCTCGGCCTCGCTGCCTGCGTAGGAGCCAAACAGCACGGTCATTCCCATGCCCACGTCCATCGGCAGGCGCGCGGTGCCGTCGCGGTTCCACGAACCGGAGCCCACCGCGACCACCATGCCGCGCTTGGGCCGCTCCTGCGCCTGATCAGGCAGCAGGATGCCACCGGGCGTCTGGGTTACCGCCTCATCGCTGACCACCACGATCCGGTCGGCCAGCGGGATCAGCTTGCATTCACATTCTCTCTTCGCCATCGCACATCTCCTGTTATGTTGGTTACTTCACCCTACCGTTCATCACGCACGGAACGCACGGCGCCCCGTTGCTCGCCTTGCCGGTGCCGCCGCAGGCCACGCAGGTCGGAGCAGGGGCCGAGCGAGCAGCCTCGGTATCCGCGGTAGCTTTTGCTACAGCTATCGCGGCACTTCGGCTGCCCGCTATGGTCGTAGCCCCTGCTCCCATCCGCGCCACCAGCGAGTCCCTGACGCTCTGCGGTATCACCGGCATTGCTCACCTCAGATGTACTTGCCCTTTGCCGACTTCGACCCGCTGAGCACCTTGATCAGCTCCTCGTACATCTCCCCCGGCGTCACCGCCTCGATGTACTGCGGCACTACGTCCGGTTTGGGGTGGCGGATGCCGGCGGCGTGGTTGCCATCGTACATGGTGCGTAGCCTGCGGACGAACTTGCCAGTGGGAGTGTAGAGAATCTCCGGCGGTTGTGCTATCCCATTTATCACTACCGGAATCTCCTGCGACTTGATCTCTGGCTGCTGATATAGCTGGCAGATGCAGCCGCAGGCATCGTGCAACCACTCCACGGTCGAGCCGCCCAGGCTGGCCGCCATGAACGACAGGCTCTGCTCGACGTTGAGCAGCTTGCTGGTCATCGTCCCGTCGTTCTGTGGGTTGTGGTCCTTCTCCTGGCAGACGAAGATCACGTTGCATGGTAGGCTGGCGAACTTGCGCAGCACCTCGCGGGTCTTGTCCGCCCGCTCGAAGTAGACCTCTCGCGGCACGCTGGCCCACTTCTGGATGTTTCCAACCTCGTTCCAGCCCATCAGCTCCGCAAGGATGATCCCCTGGATCGCCGTGGCATCCAGCGCAACGCTCTTGTATGGGCACTGCGACTTCTCGAACAGGTCCATAAGATAGCTCGCCAGCCACAGGGCCTTGGCGCTACCCTTCATGGTCTCGGGATACCCTGTCGGGTCGGGATAGGGCCTAATCCCGATCATCGAGATGTCCACCCCCTCCATGCCGGCGATGGAGTCTGACCCAGCGTTGTCGGCAGGCTCCGCGGCCGCGTACAGCAGCGGCTTGGGCCACTGGACGGCCAGCGTCGACTTGCCCACCCTGTTCTTCCCGTACAGGCAGACCTTCCACCACCGGGTCACCAGCGACTTGGCACTGACGATCCCAGGGATCGTGGATGCAGCGGCTGCGCCGTTGGGCTTAGCCTGGGTGGGGGTCTGCTTTATCATCACTGGCATGTTTAGTCTCCAGGTCTTGTTCCATCTGCAATCGCGTTCAACCGTCGCCGCCCGGCCGGTGTTAGGACCCAACCCACAGTTGCCAATCCAAGCGTTTGCAACTGCTTCATCTCTTCGCGCTCAGAATCGGTGTATTGCGAGTCTTCGACGTAGGACCCGCACTGGCCCAACTCGTCAAGCCTGCTGTCTAGGTTAACCGGCAATGGTATCAACATGTCGTTACTCCATCCCGAACTGTTGTTTCTTCTCTTTCAACGCCCTGGCGAACGTGCTCTCCTGCTCGGCCGGCTGGGCCAGACCCATCTGCTCAAGCTGCTCCCAGGTGGTATTGCCGGCATTGACCTGTTTCTTTGCCTCGCTGTGGCACTTCATGCACAGTCCGCGCTTGAGTGCCGCGGCGGCCCCCTTGCCGCAGCCGGGTGTTAGGCAGATCATACCTTATCCTCCTGGCGTACCCACTTGCCATTGATTTCTTTTAGGGTTACGCCGCTGTAAACGTCGAACCTCAAGTCTATCCTCAACGGCTCCCCGGTCACAGCCGTAAGCTGCACTCCGTCGAGTCGCTGCCTTTCTTCGACGCTAAGCACTGACAGTGCCCCGAACTTTCTCAACACGTCGTGGACAAACGAGTCCATCACTCGTCCTCCAGCTCGGTGAACAGCTTGTCGGCCCGCCGTAGGCCGGCCTCGCTGCCGCAGTCCATGAACTCGTCGTACTCGGTCGCGCCGGCTTCGGTCACTTGATTATATGTACCGAAGGGCATTCGATAGTGCCTGCGGTCGTGGGCGGGGAACACGTTAGAGCGGGTGGTGTAGTCCCAGTGGTCGTGCCCCTTGCGCAGACACCACTCCCACCACTGCCAGTCGTCCGCCAGGTTCTCAAGCACCGGGTCCAAGCACGTCCGCCGGAACGCCCCGATGTCCGCTGCGCTGACCCGGCTGAGCACCCGGAAGAACCAGTAGTCCGGCTCGGCGGCAATGTAGTCCCGCCGCAGCCGCTCGTAGAACTGCGCGTCGGTCTCGGCCGGTATCGAGTACCCCTCCTCCAGTATCCTACCATCTTTTTTGCTGACCCGCGCCTGCTTGCTCTTGGCTTTGTGCGGGGTGATGCTGCCCTTGCCGCCGGACAGCGGGCGCCGGACCACGTTGTAGCGCACGCCTACAACCTCGTGATTAAGAAACCGATACAGTTGTTCTTCTGTCATGTTAATTTCCGTTTTGCTAATGATATAGCTGCACAATGGGCGGCCGATCTTTTCTTACCCTTTAATGCTGCTGCTATCTTTGCTTTATGAGATTCCGATTTTGGCCTGCCCTTACCTGCCTTTGACATCTTCTTCCTGGTTTCTTCGCTATGCTTCCATCCCTCTGGAGGACCTAATCTTTTACCATCGGCGATCAGCTTTCTGATGGTATCAGATTTCTTTTTCCTACTTTCCTCTGTGAACATCCGACCTTCGCTTGCCGCACCTATTGCTGCCTTGTGCTCATCGGAAAACTGTCGTCCTTTGAGGGCGTTGCTTATCTTCTTTTTCACTTCATCTTTCATAGGAACACCCGACATACGTTCAGACATTTTCTTCCTGACTTCCTCACTCATTTCTATGCCTAACGTACTGCCCGTTGTTGGACTCCGATTATATCCAGATTTGAAAGCATCCATAGCGTCTATGTAATGCTGTTCCCTGCTCACGCAATCATCAACCAAGCATACCTCGATTATCGAGAAATCAAACACATCCTCGCCATACTTGTTCCAAGCTGCTTGCAGGTGGCAGTTAGTATGGTACCCGCCGCGCAACGCTCTCCTATGGTCATTCCATCGTAGCTTAAAGCTCCTAGTCGCGCTGCCGACATAGACCTTCATATTGATCGAGTTCAATATAAGGTAAACGCCTATTTGGTTTTCAGGATCATCCACGCTTCATCTCCTGTAAGGCTATCAAAGCAATCATATATAAACTCGCCTGCAAATCAAATTTGAGCTGCCGCTGGACCGCCACCGGGTCGATGTCACCCTTGCTCTTGTTCTCCTGCAAGTAGATACCACCCTGGCTGGGGATCAGGTCGACGCTGTCGAACTTGCCCCGCAGCCTGACCTGCCGCCCTGTTGGTAGGTTGTACGGCACGTCGAAAACCTGCTCCTGCATCAGCGGCTGGCGGTCGAGTACGTCAGGGTGCTGCGACCAGTACTCGACGTAGACCGGGAACTGCACCCGGCAGACGCTGTCCCACTTGGCGATCTCCGGTCGTTGCAGCGGGTACTTATGCATCTGCTTGGTGGTATGCTCCACCAGCGCCTGCTCCCAGCCCCTACCGGCTGCCAGAGCTTCCTCGCAGGCGTGCCACTGGTTCCCGTAACCCCACGTTTTCTGCCACGTGTCAGCGGGTTGCAACCCCAGCACGTACTTGATGCGGAACCGCTCGGAGCACGTCAGGTAGTTGCCGAGCATCGACTGGGTTATACCAGCCAGCGGACCCAGCGCCGACGGTCCCTGCCACAGCGGGCCGGATGGCGGCTCGGGCAGGGCGGCCACCTGCTCGGCGATCCTGGGCATCGGCACAGGATTGGTGGTTTTCACGACTGGTTTCACGGTCGGGATGATCGGCATCTGAGTTCCTCCAACTTGATTGTAACCGAAATTTCGGGGTGAGCTGGGCAGCGACCCGATTTTCCCGGATCGCCCAGGATCGTTTCTGCAGGGCCGGAAACCGCCGGGCGGGACTTTGCCCGGCTGAAGCAGTCGGAGCGAAGCGGACGCGATCCTAGCACCGGCAAACGGCATCCTAGGCGGATTCCTTTGGGCGCCAAAGTGCCTGGTAGAACAGCGGGCCGATCCCGGTGCTGGTGTGCAGCACCCCTCCGGCCAGTTGCCACCCGTTGCCCGACTCCAGCACCGAGTGCACCTTGTCGTGCAGTTCGTCCAGCGTCTCGGCGGACACCACGTAGTAGCGCTTCCTGGCGATCCAGCTCAGCCAGCTTGGTCCCTTGTCAGCAGTCATGGTTGTCTCCCTCTAGTTGCCCGGAAATCTTACCACGGTCACCGCATCCTTGCGGACGATATCCATGTTCTCTTTGCTATACGACCACGTTCAGAAAAACTTACCATTGCGCTTGGCTATCTCACAGCTATCGGCTGTGACCAGCTTCACCTCGTCTTCCCTGAGCTCGGTGACATCACTGAAGAGGTCATAGACCACTTCAACGTCCTGCGGCATCGTCTGCAACTTGGCGATCAGTTCTGCTACGGTCATGGTTGTCTCCCTATGATTGTAATACCCAGGTTAATTTTGTCTTAGCTCTTGAAGCAGCTGTATAATTCCACCTTGTCGAGGACCATAGATCGCACCGCTGCTCGAGCACCAGCACGCTGCTCCACTCGTCGCCCTGCGCCTTGTGCGCGGTGATGCAGTACCCAAAATCGAACGGCACCTTCTCGCGGTTGAACGGTGGTTTCTTCTCGCTGCCGAATGCCAGCTTGCTGTATGGTATCTTCTTGGTGGCGACGCCGACGTCGTCAATCACCCTCAGCGAATACTCGTTGATGAAGTCCACGACCCCCATCATCCCGTTGAACACCCCGTGCTCCCTGCTGTTCTGCAAGCATATCACGCGATCGCCCACCATCGGCCGGTTGTCCGGCCTTCCCAGGTATTGCCGCACGCTGGTGTTGAGCTGCACCCGCGTCTTGTTGAAGGCGCAGATGATCTGCTCCGCGTCGGTGATGGTGTCGGACTTGCTCAGCTGCTCCACGGTTATGATGCTGACCTTGCCGTCGGGGTTGCACTGCCAGTCGCTGGCCAAGCCGCCGTTGCGCAGGTGGCTGGCGAAGTGAGCTATCTCCCCGGCGTTGCGGTGGATCGTCTCAAGCACGATCTGCGGGTTGCCCATCAGGTTGAAGTCATCGCTTCCAACCGGCTCCAGCTGTCCGTGGTCCCCGACGAATATCAGCGGCACGTCGAACGTGAGCAAGTCCTCGTACACTTGCCTGCCCACCATCGACGCCTCGTCCACGATGATGCCCTTGACGAACAGCTCGTGCTTCGAGCGCTTGACAAACTTCACATCATCATTGCATTCGTTTCCTTGATATCCGCAGTTGTAGCAGCTGTACTTGTAGCCTACCCTATGATTTGGGTTGACAAACTCCAGGCACATCTCGTAGCACCTCGGACACGAGCTGACAGGCTTGTATATCAGCGAGTGGATGGTCGACGCCTGCTCGACCCCCTTGCGCCTGAGCACGTTGGCGGCCTTGCCGGTGAAGGCGCAGACCGCGAACCCAGGCAGCATGTTCAACAGTGAACGGATGATGGTGGTTTTTCCGACTCCAGCCAGTCCGCCAAGCGTTGCTACGTCATGCCGCAGCGACGCCAGCGTATCCACAGCCGCCCGCTGCTCGTCGGTAAGTTCGATACAGGTTTCGGTCATACTTCCCTCCTGTCCGCCCATTCCTCCGCGTCCGCGTGCTCGCACCCATCCATCACCAGAGCCTGCACGACGGCCTCCCGCTTGGCAGGGCTATCCCTGCACTCGGACCTTATCTGGTCATAGGTCGCGCCGAGCTTCAACGCGGCCTTGGACGGCTTGTCAAGGGCTACCTGCAACGCCTCGATGGCCGAATCCAGGTCATGTCCTTCGTACCAGCCGCACACCGGGCATATCCACGGGCCGTATTGAATGCCCACGCCGATGTCTACCTCGTCCCGGTAGCAGTCAGAGAAATCGCAGTTAGGGCAATTCATTTCTTACCGCCTTTCTTCGGTTTGCTCGATAAATGCCACCCATCGCAGAACCGGCACTTGTACGTCCTGTGGCTGAGGTTTGCCTTTTGCGCCTCTGCTTGCGTGGCAAACTTGACCTTGCTGCGGCATTCGCTGAACTCTATCATCTGCTGTGGTCGGTAGCATATGGGATCGCTCATTGCGTCAACTCCGATGCCGCGGCGCTGATCGCCGCGATGACCCGACGAACCGCCATGTCCTGTTGCGCCGCGGGCATCCGCAGCACCGCGGCCGGGTGGACGATGTCCACGTACTCTGCCAGGTTGCCGGCGTCGGCGTGGGCCACCGCCAGCTTGCCTACCCTGACAATCAGCCTGGGCTTGGCGATGGCGATGAACTGCTCAAGCCTTGGCCTGCACGCCTCGACCTCCGCCGGCGCCGGCTCGTTGGCGCCCGCCGCCTTGGCCTCTGCGGGGTAGCAAGCCACAAGGTTTGTGTAGGCAACCCTCAAGCCGCCCGGCACCGACCGCTCGACGATCTGGTCCAGCAGGTGGCCTGCCGGGCCGACGAAGGGCACGCCCAGGGAGTCCTCGCTGCTGCCGGGCGCCTCTCCGATGAACAGCACGTCGCAGGGCACATCACCCCTGCCCAGCACGATCCGACCCCGCTGGAACGCCAGCGGACAGCACATGCAGCCCTTCCAGGTCTCGACGTGTTGCTCCAGGGGGGTCATCTGTTCGCCTCCACCGTTTCCCCGTCCGCCCCGCAGTTGCCGCAGTGGTATCTCCACCTGCCCGGCTCCGCAAGGCGCTCCTGCATCCGCTCCCCGCAGACCACGCACCTGGGCCACCCACCGTCGCCCCCGTTGTCCTCTTCCCCGCGGCGGCAGCGGCGCGGTTGCTGCCGGTCCTCCAGCATCGCCCGGACGTACTGCCTGGTCACCTTACTGACCACCCACTTGCGCAGGTCGACGGAGTGCGGGCCGGCTGGGGATTGCACCGCGATGAACGGCAGGCTGACGGCCAGAACCTTGACCGGCACGCCGCTGTAGTCGCCTCCGGACTCGTCCACCCCGTCCAGCCGACCGCTGACGACCACCCACATGCCGGCGCTCACGTCGTCTTGGAGCATCGCTTGTTCCTCCCCAGCCATTGTACCACGTCCGCCGGCAGCTCGGCCAGCGTCGGGCAGTCCATCACCCACTTGTTGGGGCATCGCTGCCACAGCCACTCGGCGTCCTTGACCGCCTGCTCCGGGCTGTCGCATCTAGCGACCACCAGCGTGCTCGGCCGGTGGGTGATGGTCACCGGCTTGCGGTTGCCGTCCCAGGTGCCGTGGACCGCCAGAGCACCATAGACCCAGCCGTCGACCGCGACCACGTTGCCCGCCGGCCTGCGCCACACCAGCGTCCGCTCCTCCCAGGTGAGCAGCACGGTCCGCGGAGCGACCAGGGTTATCGGTATCAGCGGCATAGTTCACTCCTTGCGCTTGAGGTTCAGCGGGCTGGGCTGAAAGTGCGAGTGGTCCACCGACCTCGCCGTGCTGAACACCGCGGGGTTCAGCGCCTTCTTGCCGGCGACCTCGACCGTCAGCACGTCGCTGTAGATGATCCTGATCCAGTTTGTGCCCTTCCAGACGTACAGCTCGGTCTGCCGCTGGCCGACGGAGCAGTCGTGGCTGCGGACCAGGTCGCACACCAGCGCGGCCTCCAGCAGCGGGCAGCAGAACTCGACGGCCGGGATGTCACGGTGCCGCTGGAGCTCGCCCCCTACCCACCCTAAACATCTTGGAGAAGTCCAGGCGGGACTTGCCCTCGCTGTCGTACAGCAGGCCCCTGCGTATGTCGTCGGGCATCCGCTCTACGTCGTCCAGGAACATCGCCAGCTTGTAGCCAATGTCATCCATCGGACTGATTCTCTCCATACTCCTGCTCCATCTTGTGGTCGCATGCCTCGCACATATCGGCTGTGGGCGGCGTCTCGGCGCCGCAATAGATACACCGCTGCACGCAGTGCCGGCAATCAGTGGTGAGTTGCTGGCCGATCTGCTGCCACACCATCGCGCCCCACATCACCGTCGCTCGACGAGCGAGCAGCGCGATCTCGGAACATATCAGGGCGACCGGCGCCTGCAGTTCGATCAATTTGACCAGCCGCTTGGCAGACGCGAGGAACACGGGCAATACGTCGGCCTCCACTTTGGTGTTGTTCATCTGACGCCTCCGTATTTCCTGCGGCAGTATTCCGCCATCAGCAGCGCGTCCGCCGTCTTCTTGGTCACCTTGATACTTGGAAACAGCTCGACCGCCGCCTGCTTGAGCCGGTTCTTCCACCTGGTCGTGTCCTCGCCCGCCCTGCGCTTCTCGATCCCCAGCGCCCGCTGCCACTGGTGGGGCGGCACGGTCTCGTAGGAGATGCCGGCAGCGGTCAGGGCCATCCGCAGCGCCCCGTAGCTCGCGCCAAACTTGAACATGCTGGAGCCGGTGTTGCCCTCGCCTCCGACGTAGCCGGTCACCTGCTCGATGCAGGCGACGATGCCGGCGGGTTCGGTGTACGCCGACGCCCTCAGCTTGAGTGACTGGACCAGCTCCCACACTCCAAACTCGGATGCGGGCATCGCGTGGGCGTCCGCAGACGATCCATCGATCACCGCCACTCCCCCGCTGGCTCCTGGGTCGATGCCCATGAACAGCAGCGGGCGGTGTTGAACGGTCGGCATTGATTGTATGATCGGCATCGCTCAGCGCCTCTCGTTGGGCTTGGTGCTCGGCGTGACCACCGGGATGGTCTTGGGGTCGACGTAGATGCTCCGGAGCGGCACGCCGTTGGCGGCGGGCTTGTCATTCGCCGATTTCTTGTGCTCGCGCTCGCTAATCAGCCTGGCCAGGTCCTCCGGCGCCTGCTCGCCCAGCTTGTTGTACAGGGCGACGATCGCCCTGCCCAGGATCAGCACGTTCTCCTTCGCCTTGACATTGGAGTTGGCCCTCGCCTTCTCCAGCTTGATCCCCACGGCGTCCAACACGTTCTGCGCAGCGAAGTTGCTGACCCGCGGGCCGTTCATCTTGTTGGTCAGGAACCTCGCAGCGGTCCTGTAGCTGGTGCAGATGCTCACCATCTCTTCGCGGTGGTTGCGAGCGCACTCGCACGCCTGGAAAAACTCGATGTGGGTCAGTTGCTTGGCTGCCATGACTGTGGTACCTTTCGTAAGTAATAGTTGCGGGCGACGTTGGTTGCTACTAAGCATTCCTCTCCATGCTGCGTAGGTGGTCGCAGTCAAAGTCGTCTCCATAGGTGATCTGCTGCTCCCGCTCCCTGTCCAGCCGCTCCTGCCCGATGGTGCTCGCGGGCACCGCCACCACGGTGATCCGGTCGCCCATGTCGGCCACCGAGGCGTGGAACCTGCGATCCTTGGCCGCGGTCCGCACCTGCTGGCACATGCTGGACTGCGAGCAGTCGTAATGCTCCCCGGCCACCAAGGTGAACCGGACGCGGCGGTCGGCGCCGGGGTCGGCCCCGAACCACTCGTCCCACAGGTATGTCTTGCGCATGGTCTTCTCCTTTTCCGATTGTAACCGATCCCCGCTTGGGCGGTCGGCGGACCAGCAAAAATTAAATCAATCCCTGCTGGATCAGATCGAGACGATTCGGATTATCAGCGTTTGTTTTTGCGCCGCGCCAATTCATTTTCCAAGACTTTGGTGGGGATGGCCTTGAGTTCGCTCGCGGCCCGCTGCGCGGCTTCCGCCGACTTAAATTCTCGGCGGGTCGGGTCGCCCTCGATTTCGTACCATTCCTTGTTCTTTTCGCGTCCGCAATAGCTGGAGAATTGCTTACATACCACGTTTGGGTATTCCCTTGATCGTCCGGTGTAGACGATCGCCCCATTGCCCGTGTCGTGTCCGCCGTTGAATTCAAAACTCTTGTGCGCCATTGTCGTATCTCCTCAGGGATCATCAATCCCTAAATCCACCCTGTTGTACGCCAGGGTAGGAGCGTTTGTCAGGCATCCACCCGACATTCTTATAATAATCTATTCTGTCGGCCGTGTCAAGAGCAATCCGCGAAAAAGTTCCAAAAATTTTCCCGTCCCGGTCCTTTTCCTTGAGAGGAAATCGGGTATATTCAAATTGCGCCCCACGTATCCCGAAGCTTCGTTGGCTGGTCAACAAGCGTGTAGGGGGTTGGGGGCACTCCGGGGTGAAACTCCCTGGTTACAGCGCCGTGGCTATGAATACTCGTTGTGAAGTCAACAGGCAGTAACACGGCAGACCAGCTGGCACGCTGGCAGGGCCAGTTCTAGGAGTCGCTCCGTTCTCCTAGACAACAGACAGGTCCGGTGGTCCTGCGGGGCATATGAGCGCTGTACTGGTTGGGGGTAGTTCCCTTCCAGTCGGGAGTGGTGGCTACGGCTATCCAAAGGTGGGAACCAGCGCTATATAGGGCTACCTGACGATATACCCCATATCTATATAGTGCTCTCCTATAGCGCACTATATGGGGGAATCAGAAGGGAAGGCGGGGGCTCCGTACATAGGGTATAGTAGGAGATAGTAACGTGGGACTCAAGTAGTGCAGCATCTGCAACCGACGTGCAAAGGTTATCCACCATCTCGACTATTTGGAGGCGACGTTGCTTGGCAACGTCTTCAACGGCCTTGTGCCTCTATGCCGTGAGTGCCACGACGATGTCGAGATGAATGGCAACACCAAGCGCAGCTTCCAGCAGGCGCGTCAAGCCTATCTTCTTCGTAAGCAATCGACCACTAGCGCAACAACACCAGCTAGTTGACTCCAGGCTTACAACTGGCCGGCAACGTGCCGGGCCGCATTACGGGGCTGGGCGCTCCGTGCTCTGCGTTACGCCACCGGCCCTATCCACACCAGTATATGGCTCGGTTTCCGATCCACCAGCCCGGCGCGAACCAGTGTACCGATGATCCCCTCATATGCCTCTAGCGTCATGTACGGCATGAGCCTGGCGTACAGTTCCCCGCTGGGAACCTCCTTTAGCCCCCGGATGGCCTCGGCCACCGCTGCCGTAGCTTTTATGGCGGCGCTGACCTGTTGCTTGGTAGGCATGGTACTGGTCCTTTCGTAAGTGATGGGTATTACAGTGACGCCACCGCGTTGAGCACCGAAGTCTTGGTCGTCGCTTTCAATACGCGCGCCGGTTGCTTGCGCAGTTGCCCGAACCCAAGTAATGATTGTTCGTTCATTTCCTTGGTGGGGTCGTCCTCCCAGGATACTAGGACGAAGGACGCGACGCCACTCCACGGCTCGCCGTCCTTCTTCATTGCATCCATTAGGTTATCCCACGCCGCCACCGGCGTGTCGCCGATGCCGTAGTGCCCGTAATACTTGTACTGCACTAGTGCCTTGTACTTGGTCATGTCAGTTCCTTTCGTAAGTGATGGTATAGACGACCGCTGGCGGCGATGGCCCCGCGTGGGGGCCAATCACCAGGAGTCGGCTAGCACTCACCTAAGACATCCCTTGCCGCTTCCTCTAACTTGCTGTCCTCGTCAGCCTTGCAGGTGCCAGCTATCGACGCGTGGTTGAGCAGCTGCTGGCGGACGTTGCCGTATTGCGCCAGCTTGTGTGACGGTCCGACCGGATTGCCGTGTAGTATGGTCGCTACATCGGCGCGGAGTTGCTTAGCCATAGGTCCATAGATCACGTCAAGCATCCGTTGCGAGTGTCTGGTGCTGTTCGACCATATCAGTTGCACGGCCTTGCGAAGCCGGGCATCGTTGGCCGCCTGCGCTACCGGGTTGCGTTCAGTGGAGGTCATCATCGCGCCCTTTCATGGTAAGATGGTTCGTTCGTTTCATTCACCCGACATTCTTATAATAATCCCCCGCCCGCTGAATTGCAATAGCAATTTCGCGAAAACCCCGGAAAAAGTTTTTTCGTAAAAAATTGCGGATTGGCCTTGCACGGGCGGCGAAAAAGATTATTATAAGATTATCGAAACGCGACCCCCTACTTACGAAAGGACCACCCCATACCAGTGACCAAGCAGTTCATCCTCGCGGGCGATGCTACCTTCACCATCGATACCCCGGCCGACGGCCATCGGACGTTCCGGGTCCGCTACAACGAGGCATCCGAGCGCTGGCCGGAGTGCTGGTTCGTGTCGATGCTGACCGGCAGCGACAACGAGTCAGACTACTCCTACCTGGGCAAGCTGGACCGGTTCACCGGACAGCTGGTGCTGACCGCCAAGTCCAAGCTGCCGGCAGACTCCCATGCTGTCCGCCTGCTCAACCGGGTGCTGGCGCGGGTGTGGACCGGCGACCACGCCGCCTACGAGCATCATGGGTTTATCACCCACCACGAGGGCCGATGCGGTCGCTGCGGTCGTAAACTGACCGTGCCCAGCAGCATCGAGTCGGGCATCGGGCCTGAGTGTGCCAAGCAGATGGCCGGTGAGTTGCTCGAACCGCCCGCCGAGGAAGATTTCACCCTGGCCATCCAAAAGCGAGAGCGCGACGAGGAAGAGGCTAGGTGTCGCTACAAGATGGAACGAGACGAGGCGCGCAAGCAGGAGGTCGCGAAGATGGTGCGCGATCCCAACTGCTCAGACGAAGCCATCCTGACGGCCATCCGAAGATAGACGACCCCTCCCTCACCCCAGGTGCTCGCTCACTGGGGGATGGGAGCGGCCGTCCGATTCCTAACTTACAAAAGGAGACAGTCATGTACCCCACCACATTCAATCACCAAGTGCTAGACTCGTGGCTCGACAAGGGGCTATGTCATGGACCTGGCGACGGCAAGAACACTGTCTGCGTCGAGCAGGCCATCGCATTGTCGCTGGGCTTCGACTTGACTGACACGCCGGAGGACGACGAGCGCAGTTGCATCGCGTCATCTGTGGCCTCGTACAAGCGCGCTCTCAACGATTGCGATTGGTCCTCGCCTGCGGCGCGGGCATCAGGGATGCGCGAGCTGGCATATGAGCAGCTGGGCAGCAGAGATATCGACGAAAAGTGGTTCACTAGGTGTTTGGCCGAGCTGACCATTCGGAAATTGCTGCCAAAATTATTCCGCCAAATATCTGAGACCACCGAGGAACCGCACAAATCTGCTCTACTCAGACATGCTGACGAGTGCGAGAAGTATGGCACTCAGAAGGCGGCGAAGAGGGCGGCGGCATGGGCGGCGGAGAGGGCGGAGAGGACGGCGGCATGGGCGACGGAGAGGGCGGAGAGGACGGCGGCGGCGGTGGCGGAGGCGGCTCGCTGGGCGGCGGCGGCGAAGAAGGCGGAGG